CTGTTGAAGGTGGAAATCCATTCTTCCTTTTGAGGAATCGAATCTACAGTCGGCATTACCAACCAACTGAAATACTTACGGAATGGGCTTCGTTCTTGGAATGCCAGCATCCACCAGTCTCGAATGTCTACAACGATATCGGGGCGGAAGTCTGAAAGCACAGCCTCAAACTTCCACTTACCAAACTGGTTCGTGTTCTGTCCTGGCTGAGCGGGATCCATCTGGTTAAAGATCTGCTCTTCTTCCGGCGTCACCGGCTGATTACCGTAGAACTTCCAGCGCCCCCTGATCGAGCTTTGAATACGAGGATCGTCAGGTCTGGCATATGAGCCAAACTCTGCGATTTCATACTTCCCCGTCGCGGCCAAGCGCGGTAGAAGCTGGTCGTAAATGTTGGAAAATCCCGTGTTGAGGAATGAAGCTTCACCAACGAAAAGGATGCGCTTCTTGTAACCTGTCTGACTTTCGACGCCCATGCAGTTCCTTGTTTGTTCTATCTAGTTGTCTTGACCCCAGGCCAAGATTCTTGTGCGAATGGATGCCTTGATGGCATAAAGAGTTGAACGACTAACCGACATTGCGGTAGCGATCTCATCCATTGAATGATTACTGGTCACTAGGTTGACGAATTGAAGCTCTTGTTCGGTGAGTCCAATTTCATCTAGCATCCTGAAGACTGAATTTTCCTCAAAGGATCCCGAATCTACGACTTCAGTTTTGTCACAATCTATGGCGTGACTATCCACCAACCCTAAAAGAGAAAGAAACGTAGCCCGGGTTTTAATCCCGAGCTTGTTCATGATCTCTTGATCATCTAGCCCCCTGCGGCGCATTTTCGTTGCCGCATTGGCTTGACGTCTAATTCGCTCATCAACAGTAAAAGCACCGCTGTGCGAATTGGCCTGCTCTAGCATAGCATTGCGAATGCATTTTCTAATGTAGGATGGTAGAGATCCCAACGATGGGTCGTATGACTTCATCGCAACAATCAAAGCCAACGCGCCAACCTGTTGTAAATCCTGAGTGTCAACCACCGCTGGATTGTTTACAACGATCGAATTAATCAATGATCTGATTAACCCCTTGTGTTTCGCGTATAGCTTATCTGTGGATTCATCCATCCTACAATGCATCTCACCTACCCCTTAGAAGGGGATATTGGCTTCGTCGTTGCTGCTGCTACGCGACCCGCTTTCGGAGCGACCACCTTCCTGGGTGCCTCCCTCGTCGTCGTTTCGGCGCGTGCTCGTCGTTGCAGTGATGCTGCTGACATTGACTTGAACGCGGCTACGCTTCTGACCATCCTTGGTCTCGTAGGTGTCCTGCTCTAGGTCACCAGTGATGAAGATCCCCATACCCTTGCTGAAGTCACGCATAATGTCTGCGCGCTTACCCCAAGCAATCGCGTCGATGAAGTTCGACTTACGTCGCTCCCCAGTGCCTCGATTGTATGCGATCGAAAATACGGCGCGCTGCTTATCGCCCTCGCCGAAAAACTGCGGATCGCGTGAAAGGCGTCCGACTACAACTGCTGAACCTTGGTCCATTGCTTTCTCCTATTGACTTGGTTTTCTTACTGCCAAAAAGTTTCCAGAGGCTCGCACTTGAACGAGACTCAAGAAGTCATCCACTACGCCCTCATCCTCAGCCATGCATACTACATCGCTATTAAGGGTATTGCTCTCATCATACACGGTATAGATGTTAAGCAACGACTGTTGTCGAGAAGCAAACGACGTAATGTCTGCTTCGTTACCCTTGAAGGTTGGGGGCAAAAACTGCACATCGGAGATACTCTCCCCCATGTGGTTGATAATCGTTAGGTCTCCTGGCTTGACTTCAAAAGCCCGAATCAAGCCACTTAGAATGATGCGAAGGAAATGCTCCGCAGCAAGCTCAGTAACAAGAAATGGACTTTCGCTGAAGGACGTTAGGAATCCTGTCGAACCATCTTCATCAAAGACACACCACTTAAGTTCCATTGTTTGCTTATCGTCACCATCGACGATGGCAATTTTGACAACACCGTGGATGCCATCAATGGTTGTAGTGATCTTAGCCATACTTCTATTATGTGTCCAGATACGAAATTCGTATGTCTTTTTTCTGACTATTCTTCTTCAACTTCGCGCTCAAGAACAATGAACGGGTAGTTAAATCCTTGGAATACGGGACGCCAACCCTCGGTCTTCGACATGGTAGTTAGCCAGTCAAAGAACCCCGCCGCACCTAGCGTTGCGGGATTATCCTGATCGCCCTTCTCTTGCAACTCTGCAAGCTTATCGGTAACCTCGGACGGGATCTTGAATTCCTTTAGTTCCACATACTTCTTCATTACAGCATCCTCATTTGATTGATGATTAGTCCTCTATCGGACATCTTTCCATTTACTGATACAACATCACCTTCGTCAACTCCCATTAGTTTGATTCTGTCATACGTATCCGGAAATACACATGACCCATCTAGACTATAAGTTGAGTCGCTAACGCTGATGAAAGCCATTTGACGTCCCTGGGTTTTACCCCTCTTAACGGTCGTCTCACGGATACCCTCTACAACAACGCAGAGGTTAACGCTTGAACCCTCTGGAATACTCCCCATACCTACTTCCTTGCAGGTATGCTGAGCACCGCTCATAACTCTTTCGAGATCAGCCATGCTTCCAGATAGTGTTGCTCCAAGGTAGTGCTTCTCCCATACTAGGATCTGCGCCACTGTGTCTCTATGAGCTTCAGATGAGAAGGTCGAGAGTAGCTCTCTGATCTTCGCACGCCTCTTGATGTTTGGAACCTTCATCTTCTTTGCTTTACGCTCATCCAAGGTATCCTCATCAATGAGCGCGGTCAATTGTTCAACTAGGGTGCCAGGATAATCCTCTAGGCAACCCCTCTCGTTCGCCGTCACAGCATCAGACAGTGCGTATTGAGCCTTCATTGCTCGACGTGGAAGACCAAAGCCATCCAAGACACCAGCACTGATGAATGCTTCGACAACCTGTTTATTCATCTTACTCTTTGCCGCAAGATTCAGGAATTCTGTAAAGGATGAAGCATCGCGACATGCTTGAATAGACTTCAGTGCCGAAGCGCCGACTCCCTTGATGTGGCTGAAGCCATACGCAATAGTGTCAGAACCGATGATCTTAAAGTCAAGATCGCTTGACTCCAGCCTCGGTGGAACTACATCAATGTTGTGCAGCTTACCATCGTTGATGAATTGGGCAATGACATCCTGTGGAGTGCGTTGTTGATTCGCTTTATCCTTTGCGTGCATGAGGTTAGCGCACATAAACTCCATGAAGTAGTTCGCCTTAACCCAGGCAGTCCAATATGCCATGATCGCATAGCCGACAGCGTGACTTTTGTTAAAGCCATAACCAGCTTGTTTCTCGATCCAGCCCCAAATCTCATCCGCAACTTTTACTGGCACCGTCTTAGCTGCACCAGCCATGAATTGCTCTTTCTTTTCTCGTAGTTCTTCTGGCTTCTTCTTACCGATGACCTTTCTTACGGCATCAGCATCCTTGAGGTCCATTCCAGCAACCGCCTGACAGATAGCCATTACCTGTTCCTGGTATAGCAAAATCCCCTTGGTGGGCTTTAGAATTGGCTCAAGAATCGGATGGATGTAACTAGGCTTCTCCTCGCCACTCTTAATCTTGGCGTAGCTCTCAGACATTCCAGTATCAAGACATGCTGGGCGAATAATTGCCACTAACTCGGCGATCTCCTCAACAGACTGCGGTTGACACTTCTTAGACCAAGCCTTACCCAGATTCGATTCTAGTTGGAAAATACCCTGGTTGTATCCCTGCCCTAGTAGCTCGAATACCTTCTTGTCATCTAGAGGTAAGTCTAGTAGGTTGAACTCCCTGCCGTGGCGGTCCTTGATCATCTTGAGCGCCGTCTTTAGAACGTCGAGCGTAGCGATTCCCAAGATGTCGACCTTCAGCAGCCCCATAGCGTCAACAGAGTCCATGTCCCATCCGCAGATTAGATCCTCCTTGCGAGCACCCTTAACCAACGGAACATTAGCCTTGTCAAAGTCGTCATCTGCGATTACCACAGCGGCAGCATGCACACCACTAGTCTTGTAGCAACCCTCTAAGCTTTGAGCAATCTTGAATAGCTGCTTCCATGACGTGGTTCTGATCACCCTGCCGTTACGCACAATGTCGAACTTGTTGTCATTCTCCGCATACTCGTTCAGCTTTGGGACAGCCTTGATTGCCTCAGCTAGTGAGATTGCACCATGGTCATCATTCTTTGCTGGAACCAATCCTGCAATAACGTTCTTTACATTCTCTTCAATGCCCGCAACCTTAAAGACATCACGTAGAACCTGTTTGGCACCTAGAGATGACAGGGTTACGATCTGTGCCACTCGCTGATCACCAAAACGCTGTCGGATGTAGGCAATGACTTCGTCGCGACGGCTCTTCTCTACGTCGGTGTCAATATCTGGCATCGACCCCTTTCGACCTACGTTATAGAATCGTTCCCAGATCAAACCATACTGAATGGGATCAAGCTGGGTGATACCTAGCAAAAAACTAGCAAGCGACCCACCCGCCGAGCCACGGCTGGGACCAAGCATGATGTCATTCTCGCGACAGTAGTCAGTGATATCTGAAACGATCAAGAAGTAGTCCTCTAGACCAGCACCCTCAATATCAGCAAGTTCATGCTTGACCCTGGCTTCATACTCACCCTTCGGATCCTTAATGTTTCGACGCACCCACCCCTCTCGAAGTTTGTCACGTAGGATGTCAATTGATGGTCGGTCTTCTGAATTGGGATACCTCGGTAGACGCATCTTGTTGAGGTCAAGCCCCGCATTGCATCTAGCCGAAATAACTCTCGTTTGATCTACTTCTTCTGGCAGAATGTCTGAATCTGTTAGGACAATCTCTCGATTCTTGAGGTAGAATTCGTTAGTAGAGAATCCATTTCCACCTTGCTCGACAGCAGATTTACCAAACGCGATTGACTTAAGGAATCCATGTGCCTCGGCATCTTCCTTGTGAACATAGTGAGCATCCTGCGTTGCAACAGTGGTAAGACCAAGTTCACCAGCCATCTGACGAACACGCTTGTTGATCAAAATCTGTTCTGGAATACCACCGTCTTGCACTTCTAGGAATAGTTGATTCGGTCCAAGAATGCGCTTTAGTTCATTCGCAAAACGGTATGCCTCTGGGATATTAGCAGCTTCCTTGAGCTTCGACTCCTCACCCGCAACTGGCCAAGTCATCTTGTCAAATAGCCAGTATGATACTGGACCGTGCATGCATGCGGTAAGGACGATTAACCCTTCCTTATGCTTTTCTAGATCCTTCAGGTCGATACGTGGCTTGTAAAAGAAGTTCTCATTTGCTCTGGTCGTAAGCTGAACAATGTTGTTTAGCCCCTTCTCATTCTCAGCCAATACAACTAGGTGGTGAGCATGACGCTTCTTAGCCTCGTGCTCATCAGTCATGTAGAATTCGCTACCCAGAATTGGCTTGATGCCAGCCTTTTGACATTCTTGAAAGAATTCCACCCACGCAAAGATATTACCGTGATTGGTGATTGCGAGTGCGTCTAGGTTTAACTCCTTGGCCCTAGCAACCATATCCTTAATGGATGCCTGACCGTCAAGGAAGCTGTGGCTTGAGTGATTGTGAAGATGCACAATCTCGTTTGTTGTCGTCTTACTTGTCATCTGGTGATCTTAGTTTCTGTTCGCCTTGACCGTCACCATATCCCTTGTGACGATTTGCCTGCTTGCCGCCTGCAACCTGCTTGTTAATCTTGTCAAGAACCTTCTTACGGCGACGGTCGCCCATCTCCTTCTGTAGTTCTTCTTCCTTGCGCTTATAGTGATCGGGATGCATCTTCTGCCAACGCTCCATACTCACATACCCCTTGGTCCCACCAAGGACTGCTGGTGCTTTCGTTGGGTTGTGATAGAAGATCTGGTCTGAATTGCACTCCTCGCATTTCTCAGTCTTGGATCTCTTGTCTTCATCTAGGTATTGACCCTCGATCATGTAGAAGCTCTGGTCGGTTTTAATACTCAGTGGCTGAACGTGAAGGCAGTCGCTGCATTCAAAATGGATTGTGATGAGGCGCGTGTCACCCTCTTCACCCACCACGCTCATACTACCTATTGTGTGTCTATATAGCGAAATCGTCTTGCATTTCTTGCAACGTCTACGCTTTAGTCTACCAGAAGCAGTGATATACTTATCGTAGTCATTAGCTGGGATACTCTCTGATGTTTCGTTACCACAGTCAGAGCATTTGAAGTCATAGATCATTATGCTTTCTCCGACCAAATGCTGTCAATTAATCCCCACTCTAACGCGTCATCGGCAGAGAAGAATTTGTCTGATCTCATCTGGAACATTCGAGTCCAATGACTCTTTGGTTTGTCTGTATACTTTGCCAGTAACTCAGCGTAGCGCGCCATTTGAATACGCGCTGCTGTAATATGTGCCTCGATAGCTACTGGGTTACCCTCAACGCCATCTAGAGAGACATCATGGAGCATAAACTGAGTGTGTTCACTAGCCCAGCGATGCCCTTTTTGTCCGCACGCAACCAGCAGTGGAGCGGCAGACATACATTTCCCTAGTGCGACTGTGTGGACTGGAACTTTGATAGTCCTGGTTACGTCGTGAAGAGCAAATGCTTCATCAAGATCACCGCCATAACTTGTTACGAAAAGCTCAATTGGCTCCTTGGACATGTCTGATAGAAGATACATCGCTCTAATAGCTAGGGCAATCGTATCCTCTCCAACATCTCCATGTAAAAAGATACGACGACCGCCAACATCAACACCCTTCTCCAAGGCTGCTGTTAGCTCATCCGTGATCTTGTTATTGTTTGTCATCTGACTCCTGTTCTTTCTTTCTCTTCTCGGGGTTGGAGCCATCGACTCCCCCTAGCAACTCATTCCACTTTTGGTCACAAAGAGGGCGGTTGCAAAGATACTTGCAGTAATGATCCATTCCACGACGCTTTACTTTTCGTGCCGACTTAATCTTGTTGTATAGACCAATGACCTTCTGTCGAGTGATTTCGTCATCCTCGGCGGTGAATGCATGCTCTAGTGGAATGCCACGAAAGTAATCGAACTGCACCCAGTGATACTTGTATTCTGGATACATCATCTTAGATGCAACAGAATACATCCTGGGTTGCAAATCCTGAATGAACTTCTCGTGTTGTGGAACTGAGTAGCCGGTTTTGTAGTCAACAATCAGTAATGTTTCTTCGTCATACTCGACTACTAGGTCAATGAAGCCATTCATCAGAATAGGCTCACCATTCTCATCATTACCCCAAGAAATATTGGGGGCTTCTGGATCGGCACCTTCTCTGGTGGGTGCCTCAATACCAATCACCTTACCGTTGGGATTGTCCTTGCTCTTGATGCCAGTATCGAAGTATTTTCCATATCGGTCAATAGCAGTCTCAACCATCATCAGTCCTTCATTGTAGAGCTTCTTTGGACATCCCTCGAAGTGCTCTACGTGCTTATCCATCACACCGCACTTTGCATTCTTCGGATCAAAGAACGGACAGTTCTCACAGTCCTTGTCCATGAAGAAGGAGCCCCTCGCTTTTGATGGAGCCTTCATCATGTCATCATTGAATGGCTTTAGTTCTGCCACATGTCGCGCATAAATCTCTCGATAGTCCGCAGTGCCCTTGGATTCGGCATACTCTTCTAGAGTATAGTGGACCGCGCTACCAAACTCGCTACAAAACGTGTATTGAAATAGCGCATCAGCCCACCCCCACTCATAGGAGAGGAAGTATTGGAACTCACACTCTAAGGCTTTCTTAAGCCTTGACGGGCTGACATAAGGGATTTTCATACTAGAATGTTACTATCTGTTAGGATCGTGGTAAGTGAACGTCGTAGATCGTCGAACGTTCCGTTGTTCTCGATTACATGATGGTAGTCATTGTAGTTATCTAGCGCAGTTTCTGAAGCATGACCATCACTAGCTAGACCAGTTTCCCTATTAACGCCGATCAAAAGCCCTTGTTGCTTGGCGAAGTCACACTCGTTCGGGAAGCGACAATCGGCAACAACAACTACGTCATCATCACGATACTTCTTGCGATAGACGGACTGCACCCAAATATCAGGATCCATCTGATTGCGGAACAGGTTGGTTCCAACAAACTGAAGGATTTCTCGAACGGTCATATGTCTCTGTTCTTTTAGGTCATGTTTGCCTGCGGGCTCATACCCTAAAGTAACGAACCCCCTGTCGATTCCAACTGGCCAGACAATATCAGTAAGCCGTTGCTTCCCGGTCTCTGTTTCCATGTCTTCTAGTGGAATGCCAAAGATAACGCTACACGCCTGCTTAAGTGCATCCGCGAAATGCACGACGTGGACACGCTTATCACCAAGGATCTGCTTGATGTATTGCGCTGATGAATCTTTTCCAACTTGCTTCTTGCCAGCCAGAGTGATGAATGTTGCCATTGTTGTCTCCTACAAATAGTCCTTGAAAATCATTCTTAGTTGTGATGGATCATGATCCCCAGGGTCCTTTCCTGGAGGTAACTCGATAGTCTCAAACTGGAAATAGTCACCGCACATCTTTTGAACAACACGCGCTGCCTTCTGTCCGGGTTCATCACCATCAAGCACACATACGATCCTATTGCATCCCACTTTATGCAGTAGGGTTCTATGATGCTTGCTAAAGCCAGTTCCCAATACTGCTACTGTATTACCAAAACCGGCTTCCCACATACGCATCACATCACCAGGACCCTCAACCAGAATAATGGTTCTATTAGGTCCCATGTGATTTTTGGCACGGTGAAGATTGAATAGAACAGAGGATGCGTGAAAACGCTCTTCGTCAGTTCGATCGGCAGACTTCTTTCTGATATCAGCAAAGTTCAGAGCATGACACCACTTCGGTCTCCATGCCTCAATCTGACTATCATCTAGTAGTCGACATGTAAATGCAATGAGATACCCATCAATTGGGTCGTAAACTGGGACAATTACCCTGCCCTCTCCATATGTTCTTGACTTGTGCCACTCTCCGCCACAGTTGAACTCTTTGATTACCTCATCGGAGTATCCACGGGACTTAAAGTAGTTGCTGGGTTGAAGATGACACATGAGATCATCTTCCATCTGTTTGTGCTTCACTAGCTCTGAACGCTTGCGGATTACTTGCTCTAGTCGTCGAGCTTCCTCAGCGTCTAGCTCCTTCACGTCATCTACGTCCTTCTCAACTACATCTAGAATCCACTGTAGGGAATCTTTGAACCCGATCCTACGAGCCGATTGAATCAATGCAAAGATGTCGGACCCATTAACATCATGACAGCGGTTGCTGAAGCACTGCCACATCTGACGAGTAAAGTCCCAACTAAAAGCCTGGGCGTTGTCGTTGGGTGTGTTGCTATCACCATGAGGGATGGGGCAGCAACCCACCAGTCTATTGCCGTAGTCTGCGCCGCGAAACTCAAGCTTCTTCATGATCCTGCGCATGTTCTTATGCGCCAACCTACGAATCCCCTCGATCTTCGCCTTGTTTAGTTTTCCGCTTGGTAGTTCTGTTGTCATCGTTTTATGGGTTTCCTGCTGCCGCGCCGCCGCTGTTCTTTTGACTAGCCTTCTTTTGAGCCTGCAAAGAGCCTGCGGTTTGTGCCGCTTGAGCAACTGCCGGTTGTGGAGGAGTAAACTTAGATACTCCGAGTTCTTTGAATTTGCCAATGCCAAGATCGGCGTCTACATCAATGTGGGTGCTAATACCCTTACCGTATCTAGATGCTAGGTTGTGCATTTCGTGGGTTCCCTGTGGAGCCCTTACTAGATCTTCTGCGTCCTTCTTGTGCCAGAGACTCACTGAGTCAACTAGCTCAACAATCTTCTTTGCGCCAGCAATCATGCTTAGGTCCTTATCCATGCTTCGATTGGTTTGACCAAACGCCAGGATGGGGAGGTTAAACTCTTCAGCAAAGTCGTGAAGTGCCATGCATGTGTCGCCGAGAATATCGTGAGCACCAACACCAGATTTCTTAACCTCATCAATACGTGCCAACTTGATGTAGTCCCAGACAATCAGACATCTAGCTTGACGAGAATGGGGGTCGTAGCCAACATTCTGCATTACCCAGCGTCGCAAGAATGGTATCATCTCACGGGCGGTCATGCCAGTCATTTTCTTGTAGAATAGCTTCTTCGACCTGAATTCCTTCCTGATGTCCTCATCTTCGATGACTTGTCGAGCAAGCTGACACTGTGTAGCGAAAGTTCTGTCGTATCCATCTCGGACGATTTTGTGTGGATCGGCTTTCCAGTAACCAGTCTCCAAGATCTCATAGTTGATCTCAGCGTGCATGCCGAATGCGCGAACACTCTGAGAGATTTCGTTTAGCTCACTGTCGCAGTATAGAACTGGGATCTCGTGAGATAGCTCTACCGCTGCACGGGCTCCGATCTGAGACTTACCAGCCTTGGCTGTTGCCGCAACAAAGGTGACGGTTCCATTACGCATACCGCCGATTGACCGTTGCCAAATTGGAAATCCAATATCGACACCTAGCTCACCTGGATGATTAGCTAAGTCCTCAATAACGTCTAGTGCTTTTTCTGGCAGGTGAATGATCTCGTCATCTACAACGCCCTGTAGCTTGTTCGACAAATCAATCAAAGATGTATCTACCTTGTTGATGATTTCACTAGTCTCATCAGGCGTCTCCTCAAGATACTTACCAAGCTTCTTGAGCATCTCTTTGTATCCACCCTTGACCGTTTCACGCTTAACCTGGAGGAAGGCTCTTCCGGTGTCTGACTGCGAAGACTCATGCTCAAAACATGCATCGATCAATTCGCCATCACGGGTATCTTCGAAGAAGCTTTTCATCCCAAGCGCCGTTGCTTCTGCTAAAAGACCAGCCTTGGTAACTACAAGATCTCCAGTCGCATTCATCAACAGTCGCTGAAGAACGATATACAGGGATTGGTGTGCCTTGGTGGAAAAGTCATCAGCAGAAATGTGCTGTTGAATATTGAAATACACATCGGGATGCTTGCACAGACCCGCCAGTAAACCAAACTCTGCGGCGATATTAGCCATTGATCATACCTTCCAACTTAGTCAATACCAAATCCTCTGTCATGTTTTCGTTATATGCCACACGCACTAGTGAGATCCCCAACTCTTCACAACGCTTGTCTTTTTCTTGATCGCGGCGCTTTGCCTTAATGAAGTTTTCCCTACTGCCGTGAAAATGCTCGCAATACTTGAAGTGCTGCTCACCGTCGAACTCAAAACCTATCTTGAGGCGCGGTAGGTAAATGTCAACGAACAACGCACCATGCTTGGCTACGTTATGCTCAAGCTCAACCCTTTGATGTGGGAAGAGCTTCTTCACAAGCTTTAGTAATTCCTCTGCACCCTTACTCACCAAATGTCTCTGGGTAAAGTTCCTTCAGGTCATTTAGAGTGGATTGATAGAACTCAGGATCGGACCTTAGCATGTTGACCACCGTGGCGTGCGGCCTTTTCTTAATCTCACCCTCTTCATTTGGGATCAGATAGTAAGATTTATCCTTTTCAATGATTCCAAGATCACCCGCCATAGTTGCTAGCTCTTCATAGACATCGATACCCTTACCGTAGATCAAGGGGAACTCTCCACTGACAAAAGGAGGCGCAACCTTATTCTTGGCAATTTGGAATCTGACTGTATGACCAATCTGATGTCCCTCATCATTCATGATACGCGTCTTCTTGACGATGTCCATGAGCTTGATTCGTTGTGCGGCATAGAACGGAAGTGCGCGACCACCACTCGTCGTATCTGGATCGCCATAAGCACCGATATTGGTGCGCTGCTGATTCAGAAAGATTACAGTGCTCTTAGACTTACCAACAGCAGCCTGAAGCTTTCTACAACCCGCACTCATGAGCTTTGGCAACGTGCCTACGTCTGTTTCACCAAGATCCTTTGAGTCTGTTTGTTGTGGTAGCAACGCATCTACAGAGTCAATCGCAATGATCGCACCTGGGTATTGCAATGCCCAAAGTTCCGCCAATCTTAAGGCGTCCTCTCCAGTCGGTGCGGTGACTACCTCCAAAACCCCGGGCTCTCTTAGGGATGGAAACGAGTCAACCAATGTGGGTTGCAGAGCCTGCTCTTGGTCGATGAACAAAACTCGCTTACCACGCTTCGCACCCTCGGCTAGGATGGATAGAACGAGGGTTGTTTTACCCGCCCCAGAGTTACTGTAGATCTCAATAATACCACCCTCATAGCAAGGAACTTGAAGGTTGATGTCCAGACTAAGTGATCCAGTAGAGTTTCCCTTGGGTAGCTCTAGCTCATTACCCGTGCGAAACTGAGAATCTTCAAAGCTCTTTTGTAACTTGTTCATGAACAACTTATGTTCGCGCTTGTCTTGCTTGTCGTCATTACTCGGTTGTGTCATCTCAACTCCATCAGCTTCCATTCTCTAGCTCCTTCAAAATGTCAGTAAGTGTTTTCTTGCTACTACCACTACCTTCCTTTGTTTTGTAGCCGGTGGTATTTTCGACGTAGTCACTAACGTCTCTCACAAGGGTCGTATGCAGCGCCTGATAATGTGCAGCGAATTTATCCATGTTCGACCACTTGAAGTAGTTCTTGATTTTCCAGCGCAGTAAACCAAACTCTTTGTAGTCTAGATCTGTGATCTTGTAAAACTGCACAAACCAAGCTAGTTGCTCAAGACTGATGCCGAGCTTCTCTACACGCCTTACCTTCGTGAGTAACTGCCCCCACTCTGTAGCGAATGGCCCACCTTTCCTCCACCCCTTTTCGGGGAGGGCACCATGCCGATTCATCAAGATCGCCTCTACGATGAAATTAGGCAGGTTGTGCTGCACCTCTGGTGTGGAGGGGCTGGTGTATTTCCTCGTCGATGCTTTCATGATTCCTCTCTACACATTATGTGTCTAGAAGATAGTTTCGTGCGGACTTTCTTAAGTTCTCTTTCTACGTAAATCTCAAAAAGTTCTGTCGGTTACTTACGAAGAACTTCCCAACTCTCGTCGAGCCATCACCTGGATTGGATGGATTGGTATCTAAAACTTCCGCGCTCATCAAAATGCCACGGTCCCCTACGATTACGAACTCGGGGTTCGGGTAAGGCACTACGCTGTTCTCTGGAATAGCGTTAAGATCTAGATTGCCGTTGTCGGTCAAACCCTGCACTGTCACTATAGCTCCGGATGTTCCGGGGTTGACTATAGACGTAATTTCAACTGGCGTTGATGAGTTACCACCCGGGTTTAGGAAGATACCGGGTGTTACCAGCGATGCGCCTGGACGCTCTAGAACACGAGGAGTTCCCTGACTAGCCTGAGCGGCAAGAGTGCTTCTTTCTCCAATGTTTACCGCGCCGTTTAGTAGAGGAACGTCAACTAGACGACGAAGGGGGTTGGTGCCCTCGATGGCTACATCGAACAAGTTAGACTGCGTGCCTACGCCACTCACAAAGACTACGGTGCCATTAGAGAATGGGCGACCCCCAGTCCAATATCTTTGAATCTCGCGCTTCTGTCCCGGTAGTCTAAACTCGTTTACGTGATATAGAGCTTCATCGCCAACATTCAGAAATCCATCTACACAGATAGCTCCACCTCGACCAACACCAACTTCGAAGTCTGGGTCGCTACTGCCGGGTGATTTTGCGGGGACTACATAATCCTGCGCCGTTACGCCACGATATCTTTCTTGGCTGCCAGCATCGGGGATGTTCGTAAATGTTAGGGCAAAGTTGACCTCGTTGATCGTAGCCCTACGGATCGTCTCACCCTTACCTCTTGGTTGACCAACCGTGTTTGGCGGTGATGGACGTGGACGCGTTCTACTACCTGGAGCAAGCGGACTGGCAAGATCAAAATCAATAGGATTGATGATGCCATTTAGGATGGAACGTTGGCGCTCCCCCAGTGGTGCGTCTTTGCCGAACTCAGCAAAGAAACTCGCAATGCGGTAGTTGCTTCTGATGCCACCAAGACCAAGTGTGAAGTTGATCTCTGTAATACCATGGTTCCTTATACCAATTACTCCACTGGCATTAGGGCTTGAGTTAGAGAATGAATCGAAGGATACCTTTGGAAGTCCAACTAGCTCAATAGCAGAGAACTGAGAGTTTGCTGCTGGCGCAATCAACCCCTGAAGTCTTCGGAATGCCCTGTCCTCCATTAACTGGACGGAGGTTGTTCTGCCTTGTGGTGGGAAATTCCAGGGAGCAAATTGGTCGTCAATTACTACGACTTCAGAATCACAAGGGGTTTCAAGTTGACCACTTACCCAAGTCTGGGGGTAGCTCATCCCATAGCGTTCTGTAAACTCAACCGGGATAGCAACACCACTTAGGGATCTGTATGGATCAATCAAGATCCCCGGATCGACAAAATCTAGAATGCCAGAGCTTGTTGACTCTAAAGCATCTTCGGTAAGTGTTACTAGGTTGCGGAAAACAAAGTTCTCGCAAAGACCAGTTCCTGCAATGATGGGAAGTTCGCACAGAACAGTTCCCTCTGGGTATTCTTCGAATGACGCCAGTGGATCACGGGGGTCAATTACGAGTTGACCAACTTCAGTGAGGGTGATGGGAACGTAGTGCTCACCAGTGCGTGGACGCCTTCCAGGGTCTGCCGGGGTGTTCCCAATATTGTAGTCCTCGGTCCACTGACCGAACGAAGCAGGTGGGTCTTCACCCTCTGGACCATAGACAGTTCCAGATGGAAGAACTCCATATGCAGAGATCTTGTCGTCTGTTCCCTTGAATGGAGCCAGGGGACCTAGATCACGATTGATCTCATAGTTATTGACAAACAGGCCACTAGACCCGTTGATGGAGATGTCTTGACCTTCTACCTGGTTCTCAATGTTACCCCAGGCGGAATTCGCCAGTTTGAAGGCTCCTGATGCTGCGTTGACTAGTAGACCAGATGCGATATACGCCCTACCAAAGAAGCGCTGAGCGTGATCACGAACACGATTGAAAAAATTGAGAACCCAATTTTGATTAGCGTCACGACGATTATTGATCAGTCTGATTTGACCAGACTCATTGCCACCCAACGCAGCAATCGGTTGTGCTGGATCAAAACGACTCTGAAAGTCGGGGTGCTGTGCGGCAATGCTACCAGCATCAATTGGTAACCCAAAGCCCGGAGAAGTCAACCCAAGATTTGTTGGCGCTGTTTGGTATTTCTTGAAGTAGGTCCAGTGCTCGATTCCCTTTAGGGCGGCTTGCAATTCTAGGTCTGTTGGCTTATAGCTACGAAGAATTCCTACAGCATCAGTAAATTGGACAGAGAAGTTTGGCCAAGCAGCTTGAAATACGATACCAGATTCTGGTGCCGGGACTCCATCGATACCGCCAAGCAATGGGGAGTTTAACCACCCTTCTTGATGAGCACCAAGAAGTCGAACGCGACGTGGTTGTGTAACTAGATCGTCACCATATTGTAGACTGATGGTCTGATCAAGGCCACTTGCCGAGCCAAGGTCCGCTACAATGTTAAGTAGTTCATCCTCACGTAGCTCAAAAGGAATCTTGCGATTGACCAGTCGAACCTTCTGTTCAGACATACTCCAATACCAGTCGTATGCCGTAGCCTCTAGAATGCGAGTGATTGCTTCCGTCAATGGCGTGCCATCGAAGCTAAACCTAATCGCGGAGGCGTCACCACCAAGGTTGGCTTCCAGGTCTTCCTTGGATGGAATAGTCTCTAGGTCAAAATCAATCTCACCCTCGTCGACAGCTAGCTGAATTGCATCTAGAATCTGAGGATACGTGCAGCCTTGCTCTAGGACAAGACGATACTCTCTGAATAGTGCTTCTGAGGTGTTACCCTCAATGTCAGTAAATCCCTTAGTGACCCTGACACCACGAGCAACAGAAATTACGCCAGATCCAGGATTGTCACCCAGGTCTTCCGTAACGAGCTTAATTGCATCAAGGCAGCGGCGAGTATCACGAATGTTGATTTGAAGGATCGAGCCCTGACTATTGGCACTGTATTCCGAGTGTGTGATCTCACCACTTGCTAAGAACTCGCCAACGGTAAATCCAATGATGCTACCCGGGGTCGGAGCCTGACCACTAGCTCCATGAAAAGCCTTGGGGTCATCACGGGTGGGAACCCATGTAGTGTTAAATGTGTGCGGAGACGTATTGAATCCAAACGAGGCATTGATCTGCAATAGCGCTGCATCAAGATCACGACCTGGAGTCCCCGGTGGAAGCTGTCCACTTGGAAACTTAATGATTGGCTGACAGTCACCTAGACCGAGCCCCTCAATGTTTATCCTTTGGCCTGTGATGTTGAAATTTGCCATGACTAGTTACGAATCAATCCTAGGTTGCCACTATGCTTGCCACCTTCTGTTAGGTCACGCGTCTCAGTTGTTACCCTGCCATCACTTGAGTCCACCCAGTGAATGGTAAGTGTATTTCCATTTAGTTCGCCGAATCCCTGAGCTTCATCCTGATAGCCAGAGAATTGTGGGTTCGCAGCCATCATCTTACGAATCCGCTTACTATAGAAGTAGCCATCAGCACTGGCTTTGAGGTTTATTTGCGCTACTGGATTGAAATCCTGTCGGGCAAATGACATACTGACAATTTTACAGTTATGGTCTTGACAGAACTGCTTAAGACGTAGCCATGCATTTGGCTCATCAAGAGACGAGTCTTCTTCTGTTTGATATACTTCCAATCCGCAGTCTAGTAAGACTACCCAAAATCGCCACATGGAGCATCCCTCCATCTCGGTTGTGAGATGGTAGGGTGCATCCTTGGCTTGCTGCCGAAGGTTCATTCCTATCCTCCTGTCTTACAGGAATTCAAGCACCATGAAGAATCCGAAATCGTTGCGTTCTCCAACTGCCTCTGGGGAAGCTGAAAGACCCACAAAGAAGTCATGACGAAGCTCGGATACGTTACGGTCTTCTAGTAAAAGTCTATTGTCAATTGCACCAGCGCCAGCGGTTTGGGTCCATGATGCATCCGCACTTGGCTCATACCCCTGCACCTTTAACCCCGCCACAACCGAGCTAACGTCATCTACGCCGCTAGTTGCGTTAAGAGCTACTGTGTATAGAATAGCATTCTGAGTGCGAACCTCTGTCGTTCCAGATGCCTGGAATCTAATCAGTAATGTGCCAGACTCTGGCGTCACATTAATGAGTGATGTTGCACCCAAGCCACTAACATTGACTGTCGTTCCAGTGACATACTTGTGGTTAATGAGCTGGCCACTGCCGGGTAGTCCAAATGGATCTGCGCCAAGGTTTGTGCCACTGGTGTTGGTGATAAAGGTCTTATCTTGGTAGCGACCCACAATAACCGCAAAAGGGATCCCCTCTGGACCACCAGCGCCAAAAAAGCCTACATGATTGGCCCCACTCGTGTTGCCCGGTGGATCCAATTGCTCGATTTCCGTCAAACTAACCTGTGTAGAACTTGCAGGTGATCCTGACGGGGCTAAAAAGGTAAGGGTGTTCATAATGCCGCTCCTGGTGACTAGTCACCTATCTAATACACTAAATGCTCAAAATCGCCGACCTGCCATTCAGAATTACATCTGTGCTGGCCACTCGATTAATGTGAACGATTTGAAATGAAGAATCCATCTTGGCAAAGAATGGTCTGTTGCCATTGATGGTAGTAAAATACAGGTAATGTAACGAAGTGTCTGGATCCCAAACCACTGGACCGAATGTATCAACATCAGCCGAAGTCATTGGGAGGTCTGGATGAAACGTAATATCTACAGATGCCGCTGGGGTGATACCCATGCTCTGCGGAATGGTGATTTGATTGTTGGTAGTCACCTGAAGCCTAATCTTCCAACTCGGAAAGAATCCGACTACATAGGTGCTAGATGAGTGCGCAGTTGGTGGGCTTTGCTGAGTCGATCTAGGAGCAGAGCTAATTGGGGCAAGCTTACCATAGCGTGGTTTGAGCTGAATTCCAAAATTACCCAGTTCACTCCACTGGATGTAGGTTTCTCCCTTAGCATGAACAAAACCATGGTTGATCTTTCGGTTGAAGAAGAACGACATGATGTTGCCAATCGTGTATGTATCTCTAAAATACTTTACGGTTTGAGACGAGAAGGTCGGTGACTCTGGTGGATCTAATTCAATCCACTCAAACTCTCCAGTGATCGGATTGGTGCCCTCTCTAAAGGTGTGTGTTTCATAATCAATTGTATCTTCAGTTGCTTCTCCGCCACCTGCAAAATCACTACCCGGACAAACCATGCGATCCATAGTGCCCCATTGATTGTAAACCTTAAACCAGACAACACCATCCTCTGCCGCCATAATATCACCAAGTGTCCATGTGGTGCTTGGTGGGGCTCCGAACAAACCAATACGGGGTTGAAATGCTGATGTAAACTGCACCCCCCATGATGCTGGAGACAATGTATTGTCCATTGTAGCCCAGTTGACAGAAGATATGGTATTTGATACTCTCGGGTTCTGCACTCCTCCAAATGTATAAACAGTATTCCCGTTTGCATACTTAAACTTGGATGTGACAGTTTCACCTCTTTGGTTGGTCTCATCACCAACAAAATGCCCAAACACCTTCTTACCATTGACAAGGCTTCTGCCTGCGGCAAGGTTGTTGGCACTGAACTCGTTTAGGCTATACATCAACCTATCAACCACATGCACTCCGGGATGTGCTATACCATTCTTGTTAATGCCACTAGTTGCGCTATAGTTAGCTGGGTAGTGTTGGATTAGCTGACCGCTAGTGCCAGTATCAGAGACATCTAGAAGATAGACTGAGTCATTGGATAGTCCAGCCGGAATGTTGTAGATAGCCTGACGACCAGATGCGTTGATGCAACCACTGTTTTGAGTTTCGTAGTATCGATTAAGTTCATCTTGAGCCGGGAACCGCGCCCACGGGATGTTGCGAATGAAGTCACCATCGAATGCTCCAACTTGACCAGAGCCCGTTAGTAGCTTGATGCTAGTTCCCTGCACGAGACGATCACCAGTGATAAGCACACCGCCAGATGTCGAGACGTCCAGGCCAAGCTTGCCAAATTCTTCCTGGTCCTTTGCGCTAAAGGTGGGTAAGTCACCGTTGGGTAGAGCTGCTGGGAAGATCGGTTGAGTCGGCACCCCTTGGGATGTTGTTGACGTAGACTTTGGTCTTGTGAACGGCTGCCACATAACCTCATCTATATCAATGTCTTGGAATTGTAGGGCACCTAGCTCAATTGTATTACCGCTTGTCGTAACTATGATCGTGCTTGACGGAGCAACGGGAACGGTGTTTGTCGGAGCGGGGTGAACATAATCTAGGTCGCTTACTCCAGACGCACTGGAGTTTAGTAGATCGTATGAAGAACGATTTCTCTTCATGTGCGATGCAAAGAACTCATTGAATGAATACTCTGTGTCGTTAGCATGTAGAGAGACAACATCCTCTAGTAGAGTCCTCATGTCTAGGACATAGTCTGCATAGTGAGGTGTGGCAACCTCATAACCACTAGCATTAAGCGTAGGTTCGATAAACTGAAACAACCCTGCATCTTTATTGATGTAAAGAGCAATCGGTGTATCAACTGGGTGACTAGTTGCCTCAGTGAATAATCTCTTGTCAGCTAGAAGAGCAAAGGCGGGGATAGAGAAGTAGCGCCCCTCGTAACCAACAATTTCTTGAGGGTTAAGCCTAAAAGGTTCACGAGGGTATGGATATGGTCTATGTAGAAATTCAAATCCACTAGGGCATGTCATACTTGATAGTCAATTCCATCCGATAGAGAGTCAGACACAATACCCCATGAGCCGCTTACAGCCCAGACTGGCGTGTATCGTCCTGGCATTGTATAGTCATGAGTTCTAACAAAATCCGTAAACTGAGTTCCAGGTGGCATCTCCAGGCTATTCACCAGAGATTCTTGTTGGTCTGAGAAATCAGTGTATTCCAAGACGCCACTTGTGTTGTCTAGCCCGGTAAGCGTATGGGTCAAGAATACGCGCTGGATTGCACTTCCGGTGTCGGGAGTTCCTGAGATTGATACCCCGGGTAGGGTTGCAATGTATGCACCAGATGTTGATCCTGATGGAATGAGTAGGAATGGCCTCGCGCAGCTTGTGCGATAACCATAGCTATCCAAAACCTCCATCTTGACAGTATACCAACCTGGGGTGTCAAACGTCCTTGAAGCTTGGTATAGACCACTGAATGGAACTCCATCAATCAAGGTTCCGTCCACTGCACCCTTAAAGTCTGCGAAGGTGAATCTTACCTTCTCAACATTCTTGTTATCTTGGGCAATACCACTACCCTCGACAGTGAGCGTATATGGAATGCCAGACGCAATGGTGCCGATAAGTGGCATTTCTAGAGTGCATTCTGGTGGTTCGGTAATCCTGATGACACCTAGTCTAGAGTCGAAGTCATAGATCTCAGTCTTCTCAACACCAAGTCTGGCATCAAAGTCCTTAGACGTAATGATTTCAAACGTCAATGTTACATCAAACTCATCTTGTGCTTCGCATGCACCGAAGGTGTAGCTTCCCAGCAGGCCACTGGCGATGTCTAGACCGTGCATGAAGTGTCCGAAGACCCCACTCTGCTGTTCTGCACCGTGTAAGAATGCGGCGGTCAATCCACTAATCTGAGCAGATCCATGAATGAATCCACCATACTCTCCGACGATACCGGATACACCACTAACATAACCAGCGATCAATTCGATGTCTTGCGCCTGACCATGCATGTATGATCCAATCAATCCAGAAATCACATTTTGTGGGATACCACTGATCCAACCACCAAACAGACCGTTGACAGCTCCAGCCTGATTGTTGTAATTGTATGAGTTGGCTGCTAGGCCAGAGATCTCTGGTAGGGTTAGCACGCGAGAGAACAACATAGCGTCATCTAGAAGACCAGAGAACGCACTACCTCCTGCATTGGCATCGAATCCAGCATCGCCGCGACCACCTAGTGATAGACCGGAGTTGTTGGGTTCGATTTCGATCAGATCAACGAACGAGGTGCCGGCGTATCTACCATTGATAACGACACCAAACTCATTATTGTCACGATCATACGTAACCGCAAGGTGATTCCATTCTGATGGTGCTAGATCTCCATTGTTACCAGCAGTCGTCTTATCGGCAGCCAAAGCTTGTGCTGTGAGTGAGTCGGCATCGGTAAATACCTTAATGCCCGTTGGCGAAGCTGCCGGACCACTACCCTTGTTAAGGATAACGTGTTCATCTGTGTTGCTGATAACGGGTGGAATCAGCCACGTAAGAGCCGTCCAAGACTGTGTGCCAGATCCCAAATCTAATCTTCTAGACTGAGCGTTATCTGGGCGTGTATCAAGATATTCTGGCTTACGAACAACCACGCCACTTGAGTGGATGGCTGCCTCGACACCGATATCATGTCCATCAGTATTGAAGATGGATAGGTGATTCTGTTCTTTACCAACGTCTAGAATCTCACTACCAGCCTTGTCAAAATTCCAATGACTGATGTTGTCTGGGTCGGTTGTTGATACCGCTCCTGATGCTAGTGTGTTGATCCTAATAGCATCGCGCTTCACTCTTTGCCACCTGTCTTCGTTTAGGTGCCCGAGGTGCATAAACGCATGCTGCATACGCGTCCCAGATGGGAACCCCCATCCTCGACCCGGTGCATTGAGAATGCTGAAGCCGCTAGCGCCTACAGAGCGTGGCGTAATACTCGGGCTGGCAAATGTCGAATCAATAGCGTATTGTGTTGGTGCTGTAGAGCTAGAATCTATCTTGACCATCTGAGCAACTAGACTAGAGCCAGACGGGAAAAAGTTACAACCGACAAAGAAGGGTTGATTATATGTTGGCTCTAATGTTGATGTGAATTCATTCGGGGTTTCATTGCTCTCAACAAACTTGACGGCTAGTTTGTTACCCTCGATCCCCATAAACCATGAACGCTCATTATCTTCTGGTCCCCATGCGCCCATAATCATGTGGGTGCCGTAAAGACCACTTGATCCATTACCTTGAGTCTGTAGGTCGCCGGATGGTAGATATACCCATGCACCAGCAGAAAATCCACTAGCGGCGAAAAGATTGGAGTTCGACGCATCTAGGTTGCTACCATGCAACACACGCTCAAGACTAATCATTGAACCACTAACGTTAACTTCTGTTGACGTAGGGAATTCACTTACTTCAGTATTGAGGCTGTCTCCATCAAACGAGAACAGACCGCTAATGTTTGTTAGGTGGTGAAAATACCAACTCTCATCATTAAGTCTATAGCCAGAAATACCTACTGGATCATAGTTTGTAACATCGGCTAGTGGCCAATATCCAACTAGAGATCTAAACGATGTGTCGATATCTGTCTGAATAGGCGGACCCTGAATATTCGCGAGACCAAATCCCGACATTTCCGGAATTGATAGAACGCGGTTGTAAACTGCAAAGTCATCATATTCAACAGAGTTGGTGCCACGGGGGACGAATCCAAAAAATCCTTCCCATGGTCCTAGGCCATCTGAACTCAATCCAGAGGTCGATGACATCGCTTGGGTCATTGGGATAACATGCTTGGCATCTTTTACCAAGTAGATCGTGCCCGCCTTGAAGTCCCAAACCCCAGCCCATAGATGCCAACCATCATCAGCAACGTCATATTCAGAATTGAAGATTCCAGTGCTGGTGGTTGTCCCTAGACCATTACCCGGCTGCAAAGTCGCGCTTACGCTTTCATCAGAAGTAACTCTGATGTGTTCAAGCAGGGCGGTTTGTCCACTTGGATACGCAGATACGCTTAGAGAGTTTAGGCCAACACTACCGGCTGTTGCATTGTTATCAATGAAAAAGCTATTGTGTCTACCGTTTGCACCAATCCAACCAAATCCACCATTGGCAATTGTTCCTGTTGGAATTGGTCGCATCCACCCAATAACGGTCATACCTTCGTCAACTACATGACCACTAGGGAATAGTAGTGGAAGTCCACTAACCGCTGGGATTAACGGATAGTCATTTCGTGCTAGTAGCAACTCACCATCGCTAGCAGTATTCATTGCGTTGGCGGGGCTAACACGAATACATCTACCGCCGTTTACACCATCAGCAAAGTCATACGACGAACCAAGTCCACTGAGTGAAAGCTCTAGTCGTGGGTCATTTAGCGTATTTGGTGATGTGTTATTGCCGTTGTCCTCGAAACCCCAATATGCCTGTAGTCCGCTAGACTGAGGAAACTCCACCTCGAAATCTGGATGTTCTGGGTCAGAAGTGTCAATCTTCGTCATGCCACTTAAAGCATAGTGAAGAATACGTTCTGGTGACATCATACCATCGTTAACAATAACGACTTCATCGAGCACCGCACCATCAACGAGGTGACGATTTGTTGTTGCTCCACGTAGTGGCCTGCTTTCCGAGAAGATGCTTAGCGGGACTCCACCACGATCTGGATTGATATAGGTGCAGTCAATGTCGGGTCCGCGATACAGGTTTTCTTGAACTGCGCTAATACCGCTTGCTTCTGTGCCAACAAAGATACGAGCAATACCACTACCATTACCCGTAAATGATCTGTTGTCTTCTACTTCCTCGCGGCTATACTGAAGAGCAAAAAAGAATGGAAGGCTACGATCTGTAGGAAAGTTCGGAGACGTGGCGCTGCTTAAGGTGTTACCCTGAAGAACTCTTGTCGCTGGAAATGTTCCAGTCCCGTTGAAAGTAAAGTTCGTTTGGGATAGGAATGTGCTAGCAAAAACAAAGCTAGTCGATGTTGGCTGACTCCAAACAATTCTCCAAAGTAGGTGTGTAGATAGACTGGTGTCCTGGTCAGCACGTCCTAAAATCGTCTGGGCACCCTGCGGGCCACCAGCATCGGGAATTCTAGCCCATCCGATAACGGTGATGCCAGAATACATGTTGACGCCATTTGATAGCGTGCCATGATCAGTAACCCCATCACGATTATGGATCACATATGCAGGATCTGCATACAACATCTTGTTATCGGGGTATGTTTGATTGAACTGCAAGCCACTGCCTGACAGCGCCCATGGTGCAATCCCTGGAACTGGCGTGAGCACAGTCTCATCAGTCCCAGTAAGAAAGTATGGCTTGAGGTGATGTTTACACGGACCGGAATCCTTCATCAAGCCAGACAGGTATACTGTCGGACTATCCTTCTCTTCGTTGCTGAGGAATGCATTCTTGGGTAGGTCATCGCCAAAACGATACCACGCGCCAATCAAAGGATTGTCGCTTCTCCAGTAATCTGCATGCGAGCCGTTAGGATCCCACTGACGCGCCATGACTTCCTCCCTTGAAAAGTGGATCAGCACTTAGCCTGTAAACAAGTTTACCAGACTCATCTAGAATATCAGCATTGATAGATTGTAGTGCTAACATTTCTGGATCGATATTTAGAGGGTGAGGTAAGATCACGTAGAACATTCTCTCTGTTGAATTCACGTAGAAGTGTTCAAGCACGCTGACAACATCACCAACTGATGGCGTAAAATCGTGATAGTTGGCTAAGGTAACACGGTTACCGTCAGAAAACATCACCCCAGTGTTTAGGTCTGAGACCGATTCCACTACAGCCACTCCCATATTCACACTAGACATCGCCGTAAAAGACACTTGTTGTCGTGGCGATTGTGTTAGTGGTAAACTCACCGTATCTGCATGCTTGCGACGGCGACCAAACAAATCTGTGAACTCTAGTTCAATCGTGTAAATTGCATGCCCACCATCATCGTGAGAATGCCTCAAAGCCATACTTGAATCTAGTAACCCACCAGTCATATCCTAACCCATTTGAAAATACGGCCACCCTCCAAAGAGGGCAGCCGTTGAAGTCCAGTCTACTCCATCGATCACGCAATCGTGAACGGGTTCGTTAGCGTCAACTCGCTCACAGCGAGACGGCTTACGAACTGAGCTACACCCACAAAAGCGCCGGTCGCAATGACACGATCGCTGTAAAGTAGCAGCGTGCGAGACTTGCTCATACGCATGCGGTTTACGCGGTTGTTGCTGGAAGTTGCATTGATAGTTGCCATGTTTACCTCCTAAAAGTAAAGAACTAGTTCTTGCTAGCAGGGAGAACATCCCCCTAGACTAATACACTAAAACGACTTAACGGGACGAGCATTTAGTAGAAGTCATACGTTAAGCGTAATCTTAACAGGCCACTACCGCACACTCCATAGGATCCAACTGGAAAGTCAGTATCCAGAAACATCCTGAGATAAATCCATTCAGAGACGTTGTCGTCATTAAAGCTGTCGATGGCTGGTGTTCCATCGATACGACGAACATTGAATTGAGATGGCACAGTGCCTAAAAATTCCTGTCCTGCGCCGCTGGGGAAGTTGAGATTAGGAACCCATACTCCACTGGTTTGAAACTGAAGATGCGATCCTGGTAGGTCTAGGACGGTTCCAGACCCTGCTGGAAGCCATATCTTCATGTTGGAAATAGTGGAGATGCCGGATGCTTGGAGGTCACCGAAATTCGGAAACGAGAAGTTGATGACTGCAACATTGGAGCCCACGAATGGACTATTGTCTCCAGTGTTAAGTCGCAAGTTCCCAAAAGCCATAGCCCTGCTACAGCCTACCCCAACCTCCTTATCGTAAGCAAATGCTCCGGAGACTAAGTGTCTGGTTCCTACAGGATCTGCCAGTTCGGCATTGAGCCAACTAGAGAACCTAATTTGTGGTAAGATGATACCCGATGACATGGTTATGAGAAATCGTAAAGCATGCGATAACGGAAACTACCGGCTGCGCAACCCCCATAGGTGCCAAACGGAACATCCGAATCAACAAAAACTGCTAGGTAGATATACTGACTAGTGTGACCATCGGCAATGCCACTGAGTGTTGGGGTGCCACTTGTGCTAGTGACGTTTTGTGCAACTGGTAGGGTTACTGGGACATCTAGATCAGCGAGACCTAGTGTAAATCCAGCGCCAAGGAAGTCAGTCGAAATGCGATGTAGGAATCTGTAGTTGCCGGTGTTGAAGGCTGAAGCATTCTCTAGGAAGAACTTCATGTTGTAGATGCCAGATGCATCGCCCATATCTGACACCCTAAAGAGCACCATCTTGGTGTCGCTGATTGCCCCAGAGCTAGTCGTGTTGGCGTTACCGAAGTCGAGACAGCCAGTGATTGATGTATCCAGTAGCTTAACACCACTAGCTGGAATATCACGAACACCGGACGGGTCAACATCTTTGTCAAACTGAATGAATTGAACTGTTGGGAAAACCATTAAGAAATCCTCCCCAGAGTGATTGGTCCAGTGTCAGATGGCACAGTGTCGATAGACTGTGAGAAGGTCCATGTGTAGGTCACATTAATACTCCTGTTGATTCTGTCAACAGTTTGGTTCCTTCCGGTGAGCTTCATCGCGATATAGTCAGCGGGGTTTGGCTGGAGCTTGATGATTTCTTGCTCAGCAACCTCAATAGCCCTATTTGTATCGATAACCTCATTGCCGGTGTTGAAGGCTACTACATTACACTGAATGGCGTAAGACCCCTCGGAGGTAGTGCATAGCCTCTGAAAAACTGGACCAAGAGCGGCGAATGGCACCCCAATAATAGCATTAGATACGGTTGGGTCTGTCCTTTGAACAGAACAACTTAGGTCTTGGATGCCACTGGGTAGGTTCTCGGTTGGGTTGTCTGTGTAGGTAACACTATACCCCACCGTTCCCGCGCATGGAGTCTGGGTGATTGAAACAGCGGTGGGACGATCGATGACCAGGAAGCCAGATCCGCCGTAGCGATCATATACCTCCAACGCATCACTCGTCCACTCTGGACGGACCAATGTGTTGAAGCCACTAAGGGCGTTAACAAATCCGGTTCCGCCACTTGATCTACTTGATCCAGCGGGTGCTCCGTCATTAGTTCTACCCATACCACGAACCGTTCCCTGTAAGGTAATGGTTGTGATCCTAGACTCATCTAGCTGATACTGGGCGGTGCGTTCGTCAGCAAATGGCAGTAATCCAGAAACAAGTTTGAAGTTCTCGGTTACTGCATACGTGCCATCTTCAAATCCAACATTCTCTTCACGGGAAGTCGTAACCTCGTAGAATCTGACATTGCTACCACTAGCTGGCTGCACATAAGCTGGGAATCCCTCTGGCGCTGCTGATAGACCAAGAAGCTGGGTGACACGTTCCTTAGCATTAGACAACGCATTGGATGGCATCCCAGAGACGGAGGTGTTGACGCCTTGAGCACTGACAGAGTGGGTGATGTCGACCAAACACTCTGTTTCATTTTCTGTGTATTGCCAAGTATTGGTGAGATTTGTTACCAGTCCGGAAACCCCGCTAGGCGCGGTGGCGTCTTCCAGAACAATGGTATAGTCAAGTCTATTAAACTGGGTGTCTTCTTGAATGTCAATCGACTGCACTAATGGGAATACGCCACTTTCGATGGGCGTCCCAGCAACAAGACATGGGTGATCGGCAGTAGCAGTAATCGTAAACTCTAGATTGTCAGCAGCGAATGCATCTTCTAGCTCACGTTGCTTTTGACGAACAAAGTGATAACCAATCCCCGAAGTTAGAATGGTTCCCGTCAGGGTTCGTGTTGTTCTCAGCACCTCTCGATTGTCTGAATCGTCTCTCTCGATTTGAACCGAATGAGAGATTAGTGGCGACGGTGTAAGCACCGAGCCACCATATGCCACCTCAATGTATGAGGGGTTCAGTCCTGGTAGTGATGATTCTGGAGTTGCCATTGTTATAGTGTGGTTGGGGTGATAATGCCGCGACGTAGTAGTTCAGTTCTGATGTTTTCCAGAACCTCATCTGCAATACGTCGAGCTTCTTCAGCGCTGACGAAACCACCAAGTGATTCAGCAAGCGACGTTGCCAAACGTGCCACCCCGGCTTCAAAACCAGTAACCGTGACTGTTGTCTGACCTTCAACATTGATAGTGATCTCTGGCTGAGAATCCCCGGCGACTGTGGCGCTGGCTGTTCCAAGAGTTCCACCTGACGAATCTAGGATTTGCTCGGATACTGCTAGGTTGGCCTCTCCGGTAGAGTTTAGGGTTCGTAGTTCGGTGATGACTTCTTCTAGGCGACGCACCGCTTGTGTGTTTGCCTCGTTGATATCACCCGCACCCCCGCCAGCCGGGGCACTATTAACCGCAACAGCTTGGTTGACGGTTGATGCTCCAGATTGAGCGAATTGCTGATGAGCTACTGCTCGGTTTCTACCAGCGGCGCGTTGAGCTTCAGCTACTTCACGACCTCTGCTTTTTGGAGTTGCGTTAGCGGCAGATGGTTCAAATTCTGCCGCAGCACTGATGCCGCCAGCAGACATAACCTCACGGAAAGATTCAGCAACCTTAACACTAAATGCATTTGGTAGCTGGTTGACAATTGCATTGGTGGCCCTGTCAACAGCACTTGTAACTGCATTAAATCCCTGGCGCTGGGTCTGCTCCTGTTGTAGTAGTGTGGTGTTTAGTTGACCTTGTAGTTCACCCATCTTGCCACGAAGCATTGAACCCTCTTCCTTGATTCGCTCAAGCTGAATCTCTGCAAGATCCTTCGCAGCTTCTGCTTGTTCTAGTTGCTCCTTCGAACTGATGAGTTGTTCTTGTGATGCTAGTAGTTGCTCTGTAGCAAGACGTGCCTGTTCTTCTTGAAGAGATGCAATACGCTCTTGCACCTCGAACAGTGGATCAACCTGTAGACCCTCTCCAGAAACACCAAGTGATGCCGTTTCGATTGCGGTTAGTAATTCGTCTGCTGTAAACCCACCGACTTCTCCACCTACAGCCTTTAGACTCTCAAGAGACGAGATGACTCTCTGACGTGTTTCTTGTGGTAGAGCTAGAAGCTGAGCACCTAAATCATTGATTGCACCCTCTCCAAGCTTCTTGAAGTTATCAAAGCTACCGCCAAGAAGGTCAGCAATACTGCCAGCCTCATTGATGCCAAGGAATAGATCTGACTGATCTTGAGCAGAGCTAGTAAAGAAGTTGCGTGCTAGTTGAGATTGCTCCTGTAGTAGATTTTGGAATAGCGAAAGCTGCTGATTGATAGAGTCGCGTCTGATTTCTACTAGCGTCTTTTCGCTTGCACCAAGTTGACGTGCTAGGCTCTCGGCACCACGGAATGCATCTTGGACTGCGCCAATCTCTTCCCGCATGCCAGAAAAACCACCAGTAATCTTTGTCGTTTCAACACTCGCTAGGGACAACCCTAGGTTGTAACGTGTGGTAGCCATGACTGCGCCATCAACAGCTTGAAGATATCCCTCAAATGCTGCTGCTACGCCACGAGTCGCTTCCATAACTGCCCGTTGAGCATCGACCTGTTCTTGCTGGTTGCCAAGAATCTCTTCTGCAACCTGCTTAACAGCCTCTCTCCTCTTCTGAATGACTTGAGCTTCAGCCTTGGCTTGATCTAAAGCCAATGCCGAGCCACGCCTCTTGATGTCAGCTAGTCGTTCTTCACGCTCTGCTTGATCTGTGATTGTCGCATTAACTGCTGCCGCTTCAGACGCCAGCGCTGCTTGTGATGTTTTGAACTGTGAGCTTAGGCTATCTAATTCAGCATTGAACTTACCCATTTGGGTTTGATCAACTGCTAGTAATCCACCGATTTCAGCTAATGTAGAAATCCTCTTTCGTTCTTGGTCTGCGGTTGCCTTGGCAGCATTCACTGCCTCGTTTGCTACCTGAAGTGTATTTCTGATGGAGGTGATTCGTTGCTTAGCTAGCATCTCCTCTAGCTTGATTGACTCATCTGCACGAGCGCGTTCTAGCACCTCTAGCTGATCGAGCACACCCGCGCGATTGCGTTCGGTTTGTTCGACAGCATTAAGCTTTGCAATTTCCTCATCAATGCTAGATAGACGTCCCTTTTGTGCAGTAACAGAACCCTCGGCTAGGTCTGCCTCAATCTGTCTTTCTGCCACAAGACGACGAATACCAGTAAGCTCTTCGGCTACGGCACGAGCATTAAGCGCAGTGGCTTGGCGTTGTCTTTCGCTAAGCGCAATCAGACGAGCCTCTTCACTAAGTCGATTCTTTAGTGCAGCTACAGCAGCAGCGTTACTCTTAACAATAGCCTGGAGGGCTTCCGTGTCGAGCTTGACAAATGTCTTCGATAGCTGTAGGACATTATCAGTCACAGCCTTAATCTGCTTGTCATCAATATTGGTGAGGTCTACACCCTCGCGGGCTGATGCCAATACACGACGTTGCTCGTCGGGGTTGGTAATTCCCTGATCTGAGATCTTACGATTTGCATCTAGAAGAGCTTGGAATAGACTTTGTAGTGCGTCCCCAACTGTCGTTAGGTTATTCTCCTCACCAGCAATCCCTGCAAATTGACGTTCGCCGCGACCGGCAATAGTCTGGAATTTCTGCTTAGAGCTAGCAAGGGCATCAGCCTTTTCTAGGTCAGCTCTTCGACGTAGGTCCTGTGCTGACGATGCAGCATTCTTAGCCAGAGCATCAGCTAGTTGTTGTTGCGGGGTGATTGCTCGTAGTTGAACCTCACCCATCTTCTCAATCTCTCGACCAAAGTCGGAAATAAAGTCACGAAGGATTACACCGAGTTCATTAATCGGTGTGTCCAAGAATCTTCCAAAACTTTCAACAGGGAATTCACTACGGGTAGAATCGAACGCACTCGACACTCTGTTGCGCCCAAGCTCTAGTCTTTCTTGTTGTCTTCTAATTGTCTCAGCTTCCACACCCTGGTCAAGTAGTGGACCTAGCTTCTTGAGGATATCAGGTAGCGCAGATCCAAAGCCTGGGACGCCCGCATTGCGTCTCTGAGCCGCTAATCCCTGCGCCACGTCTACCTGTGTTTGTAGCTCATTTCGTCCAGCAGAGCCCAGTAGCGACTCTCCACCAGCTCCAGAAAGGATAGTTTGTCCGGTTAGTGCCTTAGCTAGGGTCTCCCTAACAATCTTCTCGGCTTCTTCGCCTCCACGACCAAGAGCAATAGACTTAACAGCATCCTTGAACTTACCAGCTTGTTCCTTAGCTGCGCGTGTAATTTGTTGTCCTGCTGGCAACAGGACATCTAGACTATCGACGAATGCCTTGGTTTTATCCGCAACTTCACGCTCTGCCGCAGCAACAGTTTCACGAGTAACTGGCTTATTTCGGATCTTACCAATCTCTTCATCAAAGACTGAGCTAATAGCCTCAGAGGATACCCCAAAGGTTTCAGCAATCTTCAAAGCCTCTGTTTCAATCTCTCTAAGGGTATTCTCACCAATGCTCTGTAGCACTGGAGCACTCTTGTCTAGAAGTTCAGGAGCAGCTAGATCAATACTGGACTGACCGGATCTCGCCTGTAGAGCCTTGCTGATGGCAGCGAACACTTTGGCATTCCGCTCTGTCGCGCTAGCATTTCTGTCAAAGCCTGCCTCAAGCCCCTTCTGGGCGGAGACGCGCGCCTTATCAACCTCTTGCTCTCTCTTTGATGCCCCCTCTGGGTCAAACAGATCCTTAAGTCTACCTTCTTCAAGGCCCAATTCAAAGTTTTGGAATCCCTCTAGGTTACGCAACGCCTTGTCTAGCTTGGCGGCAACCGCACTGGTGACTTCGCCATTTTCTGCCTGAATGATGCCAAGCTGTAGATAACGAGATCTTAGCTCATCGATTGTGGAGCCCGCGCTATGGAATGCTGATACTAGGGGTTTGAACGCACCAACAATAGCACCAACAGATGCTCCGATAGCTGTTCCGATACCTGGAATGATTGAACCAATAAGAGCACCAGTGCCAGCACCACCAAGGGCACCACCACCAATATCGGCAGCATTACTTAAGAAGCCACCGCCAGTTTCCTTCTTGAGGTCATCTGCAAAGGATTGCAATGCACCTCCCGCAATAGATGCTACAGCACCTAGACCAATGACTTTGAGTCCTGTTCCCTGCGCAGCCTTTCCAAGCTTGTTGATTCCCTTAGCTGAACCCTTACCCTTACCACCTGTTTGGATGATATCAACACCACCATTGCCGATGTTTCCACGGGCTAGATTGGCAATACCAGCCTGTCCCGCTGGGGAAGCCAGGGCAGAAGCCGCATTAGCCTTTGCTAGTCGCTCGGCTTGACTTGCCGCGAAAAGAGTAGAGGCAGAAAGCTGCTGCATCTGACCATTGGCTTGCGCCGTCAGTGTTGCAGTTCTTTGCATCGAAGAGTTCAATTGACCGTTGATGGTGCTAGCGGTTTGCATACCGGCACTATTAATGCCTTGCATCGCAACAGCAGATTCCTTTTGCATGCCAATAAAGAATCCAACCGCTCGGGTAATTCCAACAAGCATTGGGACGATGACCTTAAAGCCAACGCCGATCGCAAGCAATCCACCAAAACTAGATACTGCGCCACCCAACATCTTGTCAAGCTTGGCTATACCCGTAACTAGTTTCTCAGCAAGGTCAATAGCACCAACAAACGCTTCACCAATAATCCCCTCGGATGCCGTCTTAACTAATTGTTGTAGTCCTAGTTGCAATCGAGAAATTGTGTTTGCTAGCTTCTTCTGCTCTGCACCTTGCTTACGTGCAGCGTCACCACTAGCATTAACGAGTTCATTGGTTACTTCTTGAGTTCGACCAAAGTCTAGTAGGGCTGCACGGAAAACTTCAACCTGACGAATACCAGCAGCCTTAACCGCAACGTCTGCGCGCTCAGACTCGGTTAGGCTATTGAATGCTACAGCAGTGTCTTGCAGGACGTCAAATAGGTTTCGTAGATTACCCTGGGCGTCAATGGTTTCGACACCAATCTCATTAAGAGCCTTGGTGGCATCGGAAGTAGAACTTGAGATACGTGATGCTAGCGTCTTCAACGCCGTGCCGATGACGTCGCCACCACGCTGTGTTCTTTCTTGAAGAACTGAGATAATTGCCGTGGCTTGCTCGATAGTCGCACCAGTTGCAAAGATCGACGCTGCCGAGCGCTTAAACGCCTGCTGGACGTCAGTTGCCTTTGATGCAGTAATGTCTTCAGCCTTACCCAAGACATCGAAAAGCTTGGTGGTCGTAACCAGCTCTTTGTTCAATCCACGCACGCCACCCTCAACCTGCTGGATGATCTGAATGAACAGTTCGGTAGCTTGGCCAGCGTCTAGTGTGGTTCCCTGCAAGCCGACCAACGCTCTGTCTGTTAGGTCAACTACAGATCCATAGCCTCGTCCCGCCAAACCAGCACGAGCAAAAGCTTCTGCAATGCCAATAGTCTGATCAGAGGCTACACCTGTCTTAGCCGATAGGGAGAATAGATCGTCACCTAGAATATTAAGAGAGGCATCACTGAGCTGCAAAATCTTGTTGACTTCGATCAATGAATCGTTGAAGTCGATGATGAACTTTGCTGCATTTTGTGCTGCGGTTACAATACCATTAATGGCAATAGCAACACCACGGAAAGCCGCTGCTTTTCTACCAACCTGGAATGTTAGGTCTTCTAGGGTCTCTAGCTTTTCATTTGCATTCTGTGTATTCTTAGCGAGGTTCTGCATCCCACGCGATAGGTCACCAACGCCGCCACCGCCACGACCAGCGCCACCTGGGGATGATCCACCCGGTGGGCGTGGAGTGCCACCACCACCGCCACCAAGCGATCCAGCACTTACAGTGCGAGCACCCGGTGGAAATGGCAGGTTGCCCTTAGCCGCCGAGGATGCTGGTCCTTGAGACATCGATCCCATAGTCCTGACAAGAGAACGTAACCCCTGATTTACCTGCTTGGTCAACTCGTGTAGAGTTTGAAGGGATTGTGCAGACTTGCCAGCAGCTTGACGCTGAGCCTTGAATGGATCAGTCTTGGTCCCACCAGCAACATTAGCCTGAAGCTCTAGCTTGGTCTTCTTGACAGCATTTTGAACAGCATTACGGATTTGACTTTCCATAGTGCGCAAGCTTGTCTTGTTGACCTCTAGCTTGATCTTATTCAGCTTCAGCTTGTCAAACTTAGCCTTAACTTTTTTCGCAGCTTCGCCAGCATCAGACACTAGCTTCTTTAGTGCCGATGTATCTACCTTAAACTTTAGAGTTCCAGCGTCAAGGTCTCCTTTGACCTCCACGCCGGTAATCTTCAGCTTGGCCTCGATATCAAATTTGTCTGACAATTGCTACCTTCCTTAAGTAAGTATTAGCTGGCAGTCTTTCGTGTTGTCTTCTTCGCTGTCCTCTTCTTAGTTGTGGTCTTCTTGCGTGTGGTTGGCTTCTTCTCTACCTTTGCGGCATCAGCCTTAATTTGTCTTTCAACTTCCCTGACGTAACCAATTTCTGGTAGGCTAACAAGGGACTCCTGAAAGGTTTCGCTCGTGATCTTGAGCAATTCACTACGTGCATCTAGAACTACTTGTTCTTCAGCACGGAGCATGAAGTCATGGTAATCCTTGAACACCTTCTTGTTCGTTTCCGCATACACGGTTGCATATGCGATGTATGCGTCGCGACGAATAGCATCCGCTAGTGTTTCACATGAGTTGGAGAGCACGGCAGACTTTGCTTCAATCAGCTTGAGACAATCGGCTCTGAGGACCCCCATATCTTGAGCTAGCGCCAGACCCTCCTCATGAGTGTTGGATTTCTCTAGCTTCACCTGAAGATCAACTAACTGACGCTGAAGAGAGGTCATTTGGTCTTCGTCTGACTTGGTCCAGATACCTAGGTCTGACATCTGCTTTTCTAGGGTTGCTTTTGGAAGGATACCCTTCTGCATTAGTTGGGTGTATGCAATGTGATACTCGGTGTCGCAACGACGCTCAATATCCACATTCTCGACCAATAGCTTTAGCTTGACTTCCTTGCCGTCTACTACTGATGTAAATTCCACTCCATTACTCATCGCCTAGTCCCTCCAGATACATTTCGCAAACAGCATCGCGCCATTCTCGATAACCACCACCCGAAATCTTAATGCCAGCGATTTGTGCCGAGTCCAAAAATGGCATCAGCGAATCTACAATGTCGTCAACGCCAGCGCAGGTATATGACTTATCATACACTATTCCGGCTCCTACAGCATTACGAATTTTGTGAAGGAGGTTAAAATCTCCGGATATAGTGAACACCGGGTCTTCGCCATCCATACTTACAACTGCCTTATTGATGGCTGAAATCATCTCGCGACTAAGCGATAGGCTGTGTGATGGACTAGCCTCTCCCCCGAGTTGTGACAATGATCTAGTTGTGTCACCGGCAGCGTTAAGTATCTCATTTCTGATAATACTGAGGTCTGCGCCAGTGAGCACGAATTTCTCATCATCACCCACAGCATCCAGGTCAGCCCTGATTGTGTGTTCAATAGTAGAGAGAACTCTTACTGCCATACCCTTCAATCGTCTCTTAACGACCTGCTGAAACTCCATGTTGATCTCCTAGCTAGGCTTAGCCCGGCCTTGTTTGCCCTTACTCAAATCTCCAGGACCATGGTAACTGGTCCCCATTCCAAGTGTAGTTCTTGCCTTGTCACCTCTGAGATGTTGGTCTTCTACACCATCCTTACCAGACTCAGCTAGATATTTCTGCTCGCTGGCTAGTAGCTTGCGCACCCGCTCTGGGTTTGCTGATTGAATCTCTTCAACCTTTTGTGTCTTCTTTTCCTCATCATAGTAGAGGAATACACCATAGGAGCATTCTGGTGAATGGATATGACCACGCTTGTCGTATCCAAGCTTCTCAGCCTGCTCCTTAATGCCGCAAGAACACTCTTCTGAGTATTCACCAAGAACGCTAAAGCTAACTTCATTTGCGTCAGCCTGCTTGTTTAAGGCACTTACCTTTTTGTCGAATGCAGTCTTCTTTCGCTCTTGTTCACGCTTACTATGTTGATCTTCAAGCCAACGATCAAACAACTTGTCATCATCTATTACAGCATCTGATGGGCAGTCCATTGATTCATATGCAGAGTCATATACCTGCGACCAATAAACCAACCTAAACTGGTCAAGTGTCAGGTCATACATCTCACGATCGAATAACGTTTTGACGCCACGATTCTTCTTAGAGCCAACCCATTTACAACGCCAGAATCCAGACCTCGCCACTCTTCTAATCCCTGATTCATCAGTGATTGACTCATTATAGTATGCACGCATCAAACTAGCAACAAGCTTGGTATCTGTTTCGTTCTTCAGTTCTTCCATTGAAGTCCAGCGTGGCTGCATATCTGGAAAGGTCAAGGTAGCACACCGCAAGAAATAGTTTCCACGTTCACACTCTGCCCTATACTCCGCACTGGGAAGTTCAATATGCTGAGTCTGATCGACATCTAGCTTACGTAGGATTGAGGAGATACCCATAATTCTCTCGTTTAGCTTTTTGAGTTTAGCGGTGGGAGTCTTACGTCTTGGCTTCCCCTTGCTATCCAACATGTGAGCCTTCTCTTCCTTGTCCCGCGCATCAAGCTGTTTGGCCAACTCCTCACGTAGAGACTTCATGTCATCTTCGTAATTAGGTTTCCATAGCTCCTGCTTGATGGCCTGAGATCTCAATGCGGAACGCGTCAACAAACTCTCATGTAGAGCATCTTCCATGGATTTCTTGTAGATGTAGTTCCCTAGATTCTTCTCCTCTAGAGTAAGCGGACGAATGACATAGGTCACCATCTCATTATTGCTATTCAGAACCTCGACGATTCTACGCCCCCAGATGATTGCATCTAGTAGTTCTGTTACATCCTGTTCTTTCTCCATACCCAAATCCTGAAACCAATCCTCCCCAAAGGGGAAAGACCCACCCCAGAGGGGCGGGCCTTTGTCTACTTACCTAGCTGGACTAGGATCCGCTGTCATCGAATAGGTTCGGGAACGGGGCAGCACCCACGTTGAACCTACCACCACGGTCGAATACCAGCACACGGTGGTTCGGTTGGAACCTGTCATGGCTGACCGTCAGAGCGTTGAACGAGCTGAAGTTGTAAGTGACAGTCATGTTGTCACCACCAGCTTCACCACCACCAACATCGATATTCGTTAGAACGTTGGAATCTCCAGCGTCTACCTGCAAACCGTCGCATGTGCGAATGATGATAGTGTTGTTCGCGGTCTGATCTGGACCACAGTCTACTTCGGACGTTGCGTCAACTAGGTCACCTTGCGAGGTGACAACTTCAATCGCAGTCGTAACTTCCACTGGGAAGGTTACATACTTGGTGAATGGACGCTTCGAGCCAAGCTCAAAGATATCGTCACGACCAATATCTGCGGTCACTGTTACGGACTGAAGGTGTTCAATGATACCACTCGTGTTGGCATCAGCTACTAGCTGAGTCAGTGCGTTACCAGCAGAGTCAACAGCACCGGACGCTCCAGCACTAATGTAACCCTTTTGCTCTAGTTGCGTGGTGCTTACACCAGAACCAAGAGCGACAGTCACACCCGGGATGTCAGACGGTAGAACCGAACGACGGATGTCAACTTCTTCACGACGCTGAACGCCGGAACCTACAACGAGAACGCCGAAGCCTCCTGCGCCGCCTGCAAGCTCCTGAACGCCACCAAGTGGTTCGTGACCGAACACACCAGAAGGAACACCTACAGGTGTTGCATTCGTTGGCGGAGTAAGAGCCGGTGGATAAGTAGAAACGGTCTCACCCGGAACACTTGCATCGAAGTTCGCCCACTTCTTGTCGTTACCCACCAGGGTGATCGACTCGGTTACCGCACCATCAACTGGGAAGGTGTAGACAACCGTGGACAAATACATACCAGAAGCTAGAACTGCCGACAGCGGTGCTGCGGAGTTTGCGCGGAACTGGGTATCCGAGTAAATGTTGAGAATGATGTCACTGCGGTAAAACGCAGTTTTTCCAACAAGGTCCGTAAATGCCGGATCTGTCAGCATGAACCACAGTGGCTTTGTGCCGTCGATTACCTTTTCTAGGGTGACCTCTACGTCTGGCTGGCGCTCAGAGTATTCGTAAAGCTCGACTTGACCTAGCTGGAACACCGTCTCACGGTTGAAGTTGGTGGACATAGCCGCCGACTGCATACCGCGAGGGACTTCCCAGAGACCACCGACCTCATCTACCGAAGCGGCAGAGAAGAGACCAGAGGCGTATTCGCGCGCGTTAAGTGGTGCCACGCTGTTTGTTGGAGCCGCAGCGTTATCCTTGATCGCCACTTGTTCTAGGGCGTAAAAAGTTCTGCGATTAGTCATATGATAACCTCCTAATTGCGTGTCTAATCAGATGCATCTGTGAGCAGTTTGCTCATTCAGATAATACACTAAATCCCCTTATTCTCTAAGGGGTTATTCAGCTCTCGTAGTTTCTACCGTCCATACCCTCTAGAGATATATCGAAACCAAAGGGTGTTGTAGGCATAATTGGATAAGTTTCGACTATCATTCGAACCAAAGCCCTCTCGAAAACATCCTGCTGTGTCGTAGAATCACTAAAGAATGAGTCTAAATCTGCGACTTCGGTTTCTTCAATAAAGCCTCTAAATGCAACTGGATTCAGTCCAGAAAATGCTGGTCCTGGTAGCGGTTGATTTAATGCCAGACTAATGTATGGAACATAATCCGGACTTAGTTGGTTCTTAATGCCAGACAGCGGAAACGGTGAAATGTTGTAGTTGATAATCGGAAAGCTTTTACGTTGCTGATAGGCAATGAGGTCAATCAGATTATCTCTAGTGCTTTCATCCAAAGACCAGATTTCACATACCAATTCGTCACGAGCAACAAGCGACCTATCACCTAGTTGGTAGTTGCTATATGTCCTACCCATGTCTTCTACAAAGATGATTGGCAGTGGTGTAATCTTGGTGGATCCAGATGGATATACAAGCTGGCCAGCGGTGAATGGATTGGACTTATACTGTTGTTCCAATACGCCTTGTCGAAGTTGGTTGTTGAATTCTCGTAGGTTGAGAATCTTGACCGTTTTGTATGTATAGTCAGCGTGGACCTGAGTATCTAGTGGTAGTGGTGTATCGAAAATGATACGACCATTGATGTAGTCAATTGCATGAGGGTAGACTGGGTCATCCTCTAGTCTAAACGCTCCATCGATATATACACCGCTAGCTCGGAATGCAGTTGGCCAATGTCTCAAAACTACAGACGGGTTGAGTGCTGGCGGATTTTGATATACCCAATTGGTGAATAGCGACTGCCATACTTGTCCAGGGGCGTAACCCCCTTCCGCCAACACCTCTTCAGAGGTATCTGGAACTAGCGTGCTTAAGTCAGTTCCATCATAGAACTGCTGTCCACTTGTAATGACATCATAGTTGCCATCTCGGAGAAGCTCCGCGTCGAGAAATTCTCTCCAGCTATGCTTGAGTTGGTATCTTAGCTTGTGAAACATATCATCCTCTCAGTAGCGCTCTTGCTGTCGCGCTCATAATCCTTCGTGACCAAACGCCTAGGTCCATCTTGGTGCGCATCCACCATTCATCCCAGAACCCCTTGTATTTACTACTGGGTGCGTAGCTACTTTTGCTTCCACCGAATCTTTCAGCGGGTGATTGACCACCTCGCTTTGATCGATTACTAAGCATGATTGCTGCAAATTCTCCTGCATTGCCTCTAGTTCTAGATGCTCTAACAAGGTTCTCTGCAATATTTGCCCTGCGAAGATTGATCTTCTTTGCCGACTTAGAGGTCGGAGATGCTTTTCGCTGAGATGCCCTAATGTCACTCACACGAACCATAGAAAAGCCGGGCGTGCCACTGGTGACAAAGTCTGGACCAGTAACAAGACTAAGCCATGAAAAGAACGGTCCCTTTGTTCCGTTCTCAAATTTGCTTGGATGTGGAGTAAGCTTCAATAGCTTACGTTGATCAAATGTGAACTTGACTTGCGGACCATCTTTTCGCACTACGACATCTACAGTAATAGCCTGAAGAAGTGCAGCTTTGAGATTTCTGATAGATTCCATTGGGTCTGGTAAACCAATTTCACCAGCACCTGCCTTACTCATAACGAACTTGGCAAATGGTTCTCTTTCAAGGTCCTTTTGTGCCTTTGCTGAACCAAGAGATCGATTAAAGACCCTGACGTTAGAATTGCCCGCGCCGACCAAGCCAGCTATAACAGCGACAAGAGCTTTCTTGATGACAGCCTCCACCTCTGGAGCCCTCTTGGAAAAGACGTTGTTAAGAAAGCTACGACGTGCCTGACTCTCAAGACTGCGCTTCTCGTTTGAAGTCCTAATCTTGAAGGTAAACTGTGCGGCTTTCTTCTTGCCCTTGATTGATGCAGCAGCACCCGGAGTGCCTGATAGCGCAGCAGCAGTGACGCGCTTTAGCGATTCACCTAGTTGCTGCATCTCCTGCTGGAGTGATACTTCTACGTCGTTCTTTCCCATTATGGATTCTCGGATTCGTTGACAATCTTCCACTTTGAGATTGCGTATCTAACATCGCGAAAACCGATGGGGCGAACCCATTCTAGTTTGTATCGCATGCCATCAATTGTGGCTGTGTGACATTGATTAATGTGTGGCCTAGACTCAATGACGGTTGTTGTTGTTACCTCACCATTGAGTAATTCAATACCACCCTTTTCATCCACACTACGCGGACCATGCTTGATTTGAGCAATATATGTCACATCGCGGTGCGTCATTCTGACTGCTGGCATTCTAGTAGTCGAAATCTGGCTAGGGACTTGACGACCACCTCGACGTTGGAATGGATTGTAGTGAACCGCTGGTGTGCTTGCTTGAAGACCAGAAGTCTCAATTGTCCTTTCCGGCTCTAGATGTAACACAATGTTTCTTCCAAGTGCAAAGAATGCGCTATCGAAGATTGCGTCATAGCAATTTTCAAACTCATTCTGAATGTCTGAGAATGAGCCATCGTCTGGGAATGGCAAGCCTAGTGGGTTGACGTCTCTTTTATCTACCATTAGATCTCCTATTGTCGCCTGACGAAGTATTGTTCAATGAATGAGTCTGGAGCCTCTAGACACGTAAATGATTCATCTAGATGATCTGCTGCCGCTTCTCGAATCTTGGCAGAGAACCCATAAGGGCCACGCCAGTCATCAATACACAGAATACTGTTGTCTGTCAGTAGTGCAGCATACTTTTCGATATCGTTTTGAACCGCTCCATAGGTATGCAAGCCGTCAATGAGAACGAAAGCAAATCTTGTCTTGTCATCAATGAATTGTCTCATTGGACCTAGAGCTTCAGACCCGACTTTGTGAACTGTTAGGTTTGAGTGGTGACGTGTATTGTCGTTGAAGTTCTCCATGACCTTGCCATTACCTTCTTGACGACCATCCCATGGGTCAATAACGTAAACGTGACGATCATACTTCTTTCCGACACGACACAATTCTACGGTTGTTAACCCCTGGTGCGCCCCAATCTCTAGAATGTCACCACTAGCTCCAGCCAATGCCATGTCTACAATTTCTGGCATGCGTTGAGTTCTAAGGGTATCCCATCCCGGGATAGCTTCATAGGCATCTAGATATGACTTAATAGGGTGTTCCATGTTATCGAATGTTTACTCTGATTCTAGCCCAGCCAGCAGTAGGGACTGTGGCGGGTTGCGGATTAACGATGGCTTCGTTCCCAGCTACTCGCATAGACGAGCCCTGGTTGCGATTCCCCGGAACACTCACTGACGGATCATTAAGCAGGCTGTCAAACGTGCCAATGCGTCTGCTATTGAATGTAGTTACTGATGTGATCAAGCCTGACGGGGCTAGGTATGCAGGTGCTCCTGGACGAACGGATGCCGGGTCGATATCCGGGTGGATGGCATTAGTAACAACGGTGCCAAGGATTATGTAAGGGTATGGAGTAAATTCCGGATAAGCCCTACGAGTCCGCCAGGGAGCAACTGCACGATATAGATCAACCTCTTCCTGATCATGTTGCATGATGCCGATCGGAACAGTTGATTGAGTGGGGTTTGCTACATACGTAGCGTATTGGATGCCGCTGAGGGTTTCAAGTGATAGAACGCCACCACGCTCAACCTGAAATGGGTTGACGTAGTCACATCTCTGATCACCAATTTGTTGGTCAAATCCTAACATCAGCAATTCTCCTTTAGGAATTTACGTAGCTTACGACGACGTGATTCCTTTGACCTGTTGGTAGTGAATCCAAATGACTTACACAAAGAGCACATCTGCTCCCAGTCTAGATGTCTTAGTTCACTATATGTAAAGGATAGGTTGGGAAATTGCCTATCTGGAAATAACTCTTCTAGAATGTCTTTGGTGTATGAAGCCTGAATGAGACTATCCTGACACTCTTTATAGACCTCCCAAGGCACGACCACCGGACCGTGCATCTCTAGGAAGCCATAGATTCTTACACCATTGATCATGGTCGAACCTTTAGGGTGTCGGTAAAATACAAGCATTAGCAGGCTCCGTAACCGCCACCATTGCCCCCATATGGACCACGGAACCCACCGAACCTCGGGATGGAAACATCGCGTCCTGAGCCTCCTGCGAGCCTCCAACGAAGGTCCTTGATTGCAGCCTCAAGTTCCTGACGAATGTTGGTGAGGTTAAATTTCGCTAGATCAGCACGGTGACTTAGACGACCGACAGCTTTTGAGATGCTTACTCCATCAGCATTGGTTGCGGATACGCCATCGCCAGCTACGCCAACGATACCACTACCGAATGCACCAGCAGTTGCTTGATTGAGACGTTGCAAGGCAACTGTTTCGCCGGTTAGCAAAATCTCTTCCATCTGCAAGACTAGGATATCGGCATATGGATCTGTAGACGGAGTGATAGTTCCAGCAGACAGATCGAGGGTTAGAACTGGTGTTGATGTTCTAGATGTGAATGCAATAAGCCAAATGAAATGGCTATCGTTAGATACCTGGACTAGTCCAAGCCTTCTATTGACCCTACTTACAGCCTTCTTTAGTGTGCGACGCATTAAGCCGTCAGTGAAAATCATTGCATCGGGATCGCCAATATCAATCCTCACTCTGTCAAACAGACTCTCAATGCTGTTACCGGCAGGGTTGGCAAATGATGTTGCGAGGTCTGCCGCTGCCACACAAAATAACTCAGTGGATTGACCACTGGATGATGGGGTTGTGATATCCCATTTAATGCTCCAATTCTCACCTAGTTGAAAACCTGTGGGAATGAGCGCGCCAGATGCCGTGTATACACCGACTCCGGTCTTTGTGCCTACGGTTTCAGTAACCGCTTCTGCACCCGTTGGGTCAAAGATCCTGAATCGGATATCCGTAGGATCGAGCGGTGCTCCGTTTTGACCGGCTGTGACGTAAATATCAAGCTCGGTGGCTGCGGTGCCCACTGTTAGAATTTTGCCGTCCTGTGCCATGTGAGCCCTCCTTAGTGATTACTGGTATGTCCGTTGTTAAGTATCTAATACACTAATTTGGACACGAAACGAAAAAGGGGTGGCCTAAGCCACCCCCTTCTCTGTTTTGAATCTAACCCGTAAGGATTAGAAAGCGCCTAGTAGCACTCGACGGTTGTCGAGGCAGGCGAAGCCATGGCGCATCCAACCGTAAACGCCCATACGCTGGAAGCGCGTGAGGTTCGGGTCGTCATACACTTCAAGCTCTTCCTTGATCGGCATGACGAACGAGTCGTCAGTGCTTAGATCGAGACCGACGCAGAACTGCTCGGTCGAGCCCGGCTTGGCGAGACCTAGGACAGTTTCTAGGAATGCATCGTATTCCTGATCCTGACCAAACTCGGTCATTGCGTGCATGATTACACCGTAGACCTTAGCAAGCCCCTTGTCGGCGCTCGTGAAGATCTCACGACGAGTGAACTCGTCGATTCGGGTTGCGTCCCATGCGCGAACACACTCCATTGCCTCAAGCGATAGGTAAAGGTCAGTCAAACGACCGGCGTTACCGTTACCACCCGCACCACGAGTCATCGCGGTGTGCATACGACTAACAAGCTCCTTCGTGAACTCACCAGCGCTGGCAGCAGTCGTTAGACAGCTTGCAGAACCCGTGAATGCGGCGGTGCCGTTAGCTTGCACGATCAGACCTCGGTCCGCAGCAGCGGCAAGGACAGTGCGCCATCCGTCAGAGTTGATCTTGCGAACAAAGCCAGCCTCAAAGACTGCTAGTGCGCGCTGAACAACATCCCAACGAGCTTCCTTCATGAACTTGATGTCCCAGTCGATCGAGTTACCGATCTTGAAGGTAGGCACGTTGATTTCCGACGCTTCAACTCGACGCTCGGGCAGGCGACCCTGCTCAGCTAGAGTATAGGCGGTGTAGGCGTCCTCATCACCCGGACGGACAAAGTCTAGCGGGTAGCTAGCCGTCGCACCGTAAGGGATTACCTGTGGGCTGTAGATCTCGCCTAGGTTGTCAGCATCAAAGATGCCTCGACGTAGTGGAGAAATAAGCTCCTGTGCAAACGCCTGTCGTGCGGCGTCAGCCTTTCGCTGATCGCGGGAGGCCATCGCACGTAGAAGCGTTAGAGTCTCCTCATTCTTCTTCTCATACATATCTGTTTCCTCCGTTGATTATTGTAGTTCGATTCGCACACGGGCAAAGCCGTCCGAATCAACTGCTTCCATGAATTGACCAACGCGTTGCTCTTCGCCGCCTGCGGCGCTGAGGTTTGCGTTACCGATCTTGCCATCTGGGGCAAGGTAAGCCGGCTGACCAGGAGCAATTGCAACACCACCATTCGCGATAACTAGATCAGTGTCTAGCTCACCACGACGTAGTAGGGTAACAACAGTGCCGATGTCATCCGTATCGTATTGAACACGCTCAAGTTCCTTGGCGTAGTTAAACTCTTCGCGGGTGTTTAGAAGCACACCGATTGGCCAAGTGCCAGAAGCACCAACCTCAGCGGCACTTCCGCCCGCAACATCCACCTTACCAGCAACACCAGAAGCAACAACAAGCGTGCCCGGCTCTGCGGCGCGGTCAAGGATGTATTGCATTGTGGTCTCGTGACGGTGGCTTAGACCTCCACTCTTAAGTGCCATGATTAGACCTCCTTCTCGGTGTCATTCTTGGACTTGAGAAGACCAGCCACAAGGCGGGTCATCGCCGATGGGGCCTTGTTCTCGTCGGCGCTTGCGCCAGCTAGATTAGGACCATCAACTTCCTCAAACATTGCGTCAAGATCAGCAGAAGCGTTTAGCTTCGTGCGTGGAACGCGTGGCATATCGCTTGGGACGCGACCAAGGTCTGGGCGAAGCTTCGCGCCATGATCCTCAATCCCGGTTTCACGATCAGACGGCTCTAGAAGACCGGCATCCGCTTCTTCCGAAGCCTTGCTCTCATCCTTCTTGTCCTTCTTCTTCTTGAGATCAAGCATCTTGTTTGCAAAGAGCTTCTTCTCGTCTAGCCAAGTGTTGTAGTCTTCGTCAGTAGCCTTGGCTAGGCCAGCTTCAACGAACTTGTCCGTTTCTTCCTTGCTCATTTCGAGAACCTCAGCGAAGAGGTATTCGATTTCACGCTTGCGAAGATCGGTCTTGATGGTGTTGAGTTCTGCCTTAAGAGCAGTGTTCTCTTCGATTAGCTTCGTGTCAGCTTCGACGTCCTTGTTTTCAACAAGAGCGCTCGCTACTGCCTTGCGGCTGTCAGCGATCCAAGCAATCTTAGCAGCCCAAACTGCGTCACCAGCGCCCGGACCCTTGACCTCAAGAGCCTTGTCGATCTTGGAGATCTCGGCTGGAGTGTCAGTGGTTGCGCCGGCATATGCCTGATCGATAGCGTTCTGAAGCGATGCTAGAGCTTCCTTAGCCTCAGCTAGGTTGCTCTCTAGTTGTGCGTTCTTTGCGGTTGCCTTCTGTAGATCAGCAGCAGTGCGCTCAGCAGCTTCGGCGCGTTGACGCGCGTCTAGTGCCTTTTCTACACCCTTCTGGATCTCTTCGGCGCTGGCAGCAGCACGGTTCAGATCGTTCATATTAACCTCCGATGGTTGATTTGCATTACTAAACAACGTTGTTTGTGTAGCGACTTGATCCTGAATCAAATCATTACTACCCGCTTCTACCTCTTCCACTTCTGCGAGTGGGTCAAAAGCAAAGTGGTTGAGAATAAACGAGCGCCTGTTGGCTGGTCGGTCCACGAAGGCTACGCCTCCGAAACTAACTCCAGACAATGCTCTACCAATACGCATACCATTGTATGTTCCAGTTCCACCGTTCGCACGAAGACGTCCGTCCAGGAAGGCGGTTTCTGGTTTACGTTCAATGCAGTCAAACAACTCGCCGGCTTGGGTGTATAGCCCATAGTCGTAGTCGTCAAACCAGCATTCCATTGATACGAAAAGATCGCCCTTTTCAATACGTTGGACGATCTCACTCGCAGTGGACTTAATGTGGGGAAGTGAGTGCCATACGACACCTTGAATCACTAGCTCAATAGGCTGTTCTTCAATTTCTTCCGCCGCAAGGACATTACCTTCTAGGTCGCGGGCTTCTACAGCATACATCGCGCCGAGGATCTGATCGTCCTTATGTTGCCAATTCATCGGCTTGAGAATTGGGCTTGAGATGGCGCGCTTTAATTCCGCGCGCAGGAAGGCATCATCGTTCTCGTTAATACCTTCGGAAACCAAAACCGCCTCTACGTGCAACAGGTCAGCCTGATTACGTAGGTCATCAACACTAGTGTCTAGTGTGTTAGACAGCTTAGAAAATGCGGCTGTAATCTTCCCCTCATTGATCTTTGAGGGGCGAGCAAACCGAATTTGTCGGATAGCTGTCGCTCTAAGTTTTGGTGTGTTATTGGCCATGTTAATGCTTATACACTAAAGGTGCAGAAGGATTAGTTAATCTTGTTCAGAATTACCGTCTTCAGCCTTAACTTCCTTCTTGGCTGGCTTTTCAGACTTTTTATCGTCCTTCTTGGGACTATCACTAGGTCCCTTATAGCCAGCGTCAGAATAGTATTGCTCTAGCGGGTCATCACCAATGAGACTCCTAAATTGGTCTAGAGTCATACCGAGTTCTTTAGCTCGGTCATCATCAGTTCTCCAATTAGACATTACGCTTCCTCAGTGATATAAGTCGGGCGCTCAGCGGTCTGGATGTTATTTGGATCACTAGAATCATCGCGGACCTTAGAGTATCCAGGAGTCGTTCCAGATCTTTGGTTATCTAGATGCGCCGCAGTCTTAACTGATCCAATGCAAAACGTAATACGACGAATGCGGTTACGATCCTTATCAAAGGAATCACCAGCAAACGGACCGGGGTTAGTTGCAATAGCCATTAGTATGCGTCCTTGTTAGCAGATGGCTCCTTTCGGAGCGTAAGTGTCTTTTGGACAGTAAGACCACCCTCGTCAGTGCTCTCAACCGTAATGCTGAGATCGCAACAAGAGTAATCCGGATCATTGCTGCAATACATCGAGATGCGTTGAGCGGGGACCTGTTGGCCATGAAGCATTAGCATGGTGCCTTCCGGCGTGCCATCGCTAACGATTACAATTGGTGGAGCGTCGGTAGCCTTTGCCTTTGGGGTTCCCAATTCGGCAGCTAGACGATCGATTCTGTGGGCAGCCTCTAGTTCTAGGCCAGACTTATCACTTGGGTTGGTCATTATTCTTCCCCTCTTCCGAGATTTCCTTGACTTCTTCTTCGGCAGCCTTGACTACCCGTAATAGTCGACCTAGCCACATAATGGCTTGACCGATATACTTAGCTGCCTTGCCCAGCAGTTCTAGTATCTTCTTGATCATCGTAATCCTCCAGCAGATCTGCGTTAATTGCGGCGAATGCATTGCACATCAGGTCCAGGCGCTCTTCCTTGGTAGTAACCTCGGATGCCTCTTCCTGATAAAGAGCAACAATTCGCTTGCACCTCTCCGTCGAGAAGGCATCATCATTACCCTTTAGTAGATCATACACTAAATCTTGACTTAACTTAGTGTTAGGATCCAGAGCAGCTAGAGTATGCGTTACGATTTGTTCAAGCTCAACCTTCTGGGCTTTAGTTAAGGAGCGAGAGTCCCTGACCTCCTGAGCTTTGACCGCCATATCAGTAGCGGTGTCTGCAATTAACTTGACGGCATCAGTAGCAAATTGATGGAAGCGCTGGAACTTCTGGATAGATCCCATTCCCTTTGGCTTGGTATTGCGCTTCTTTGTCTGGGGCGTTCCAGTTTTAACTGGTCTTCCACCAGCGCCACCGGCAGGCTTTGGCTTAGGTGGCTCAAGAACGCTACGCTTGAATGGTCCCTGAGAGACCATGACCGGCGAGCGGAACTTCTTGTCGTCCTGCTTAATCCCCTTGTTTTCTTCTTCCTTGATCTTCTTTTCATACTTCTGGCGTTCTGACTCGATGTTAAAGTCAGTCCCGAATTGCTCAAGCATAGATTCATCGGAAACAATGCCACGATCATACAAGTCGATCCATAGCTTTCGTTCAGCGTTCTCATCGCGTAGATTCATTAGCCCCCACTTGATGATCGGGAGACGCCTAAACTTCATTGCATCAGCAATCTTCTTCACTTCAACTCGCAGCCAATCTTCAAGCTTGCAACGAATGGTCTCAAGTTTTTCTAGAAGCAGCTTGACGGACATGAATGAGTTAGCAAAGCTACCCTTACCAGCCATTACAGATTCAGAGACACCCAACGAAGCGTAGATGTCCTTGTCAACCTGTTCATACTTCTTCGGATCGAAGATGTTACCAATGTTAGGTTGTAGCATCTGACCCTCGATGAGGTTATCCCATACTAGGTGATGGACCTGAGATCCACCAGCCAGGGCGGCTGCTACGCGTTCGATTTGTTCTTCAGTCGGGATAAAGCCTTCTGCCACGTCGCCAAGCTTGATCAACGTAACGGCGTGCTTTAGCGATTCCATTGCTGAGATCTCACCCTGACGTAGCATGCGCTTGAAGTTGACTTCCTTGCACGCTGGGTAGATTTGCGGAGTAGCCCAGTCTTCATAATCCGCCTTGGTAATATCTTGGATCACAGATAGGCGTTCGTCGTCTAGACGTAGCTCTGCCGCATATGGAGAGCCCTTCTTTGCTGGCTGGAGCTTACCCCTGAAGATTTCAGGAATGTTGATTTTGGTTGTGCCAATATCACTGTAGTGGCGATACGACATAAAGCGCGATAGTGGCTTCATGTCTCGTTGGCTAAGCATCATTACCCAGTAATGTTCATTCGCGAAGCGTGAACCACGCGGCTCCATCTGTAGCGGGTTTAGGGAGATGTAGTCCCATGGGATGATTGCTTGTGCCTGTTTTGGAGTGTTTGGATCCTTAACAGAGTTACGATCCGAGGCATCTGCCCGTCCCAGCATTACCTCATTAACATGTCCGGCGCTGGCATTCGTGCGACATGCATCACTTAGCTCCTTGAACTTTGTGATATCATCATCTTCTAGTTGCACTGCAATAGTCTTGTCACGAAGTTGCTTGCCCTTCTCTTCGAGTTGGACTACAAGCTCGTCACCAATAAGTTGGGCAGCCACACCACGCTTCATCGCGGTTTTTTCAGCGGTCTTCAGCTTTGCTTCCTTGGTCCAGATAAAGACATTGCCCGTTCTTAGAAGGTCTACTACGAAGCGATGTAGTCGCTCCTTAAGTCGAATCTTCGTCTTCCACGATTGGTAGAAGTTATGGACTGTGTCGTCCTCGTGAACAAGATCGATGTTCTCGACTGTAAAGTCAGCCAATAGGTGAACGATCGTCTGGACAATGCCTTCAGTCTTGTATAGCAAGACGCATTGAGCGATACGCTGGTGATCAACGTTAATGCTGCCGCCCTGGCCATACACCCAACCTTCCTTGCCTTGGTAGCCAACACCCCCAAATGCACCATATCGCGCGGGGTTGCTATACGGGTCGGAAGATCCGAAAAAGCCTCCATTGTTTCCCTGCCCGGCGAACTCGACAGGCGGGGCGTAGAGGTCATTTCCAAGGTTCTCGCCATAAAACCCAAATCCAGCCTTAGCTTGACTAGGTTGATTCTTGGCTAGGATCATGTTACGTTCAGTGCTGGCGTAAACACGACGAAAATCTGACTTACCCTCATTAGATTCTTGGACGACTGGTGCCGCCGCTAGAATTTCTGCCGGGGTTGGGTCAACTGCGCCCTTTGCTTTATTGCCTGGTTCGTGCTCTGCCATATCATGATCTCCTGTGGACGGATGTGATCGCCCAAAAGGACGATCGCAATCCTATCATACACTAATACCCTAGAAGGCTACGCCGCCCTTTCTATACATTGGACGATAACCGCCACCGTGAGGACCCTTACTGTTGTTAAGGATGTCTCTTGGGGCACCTCCGTAGGCTTTACCCCATCCCTTCTCGTGACCGTGACCCTTGATAATCCTGGCACCATGAGCCGCAAGCAGCAATGCACTGTAACGGTCTCGGCGACGGACATCTAGTCCATCTGGTTGGTCACTTAACTTTTGAAGACCGAAGGTTTCAGATCCCTTTTCGGTAACCGTTTGGATAATCGTGCAAAGTTCGTTAGTTAACTCTGCCATTTCTCTGTAGTTGCCAAGGGTAATCACTTCACCCTCGTCGTCCTCGGTTCCGTAAAGCAGGTCATTAACATGCTCCGCACATAGAACATGCTCCTGGTCATCGTAATCAAATTCCGGGGCGTCGATCAAACGCTTAGCATGATTGTTCATCACGATGTCGTCGTCGAGCCGCCCCGGGAATAGTAGGTTCTTCATGATGATGTCTCGCTTCATAGCGTGGTTAGCCGGGGCAGACCACGTATGGAAGTTAACCATCTCTAGAATACGACGGGCGTTCGGGATCGCCTTGTATTCATCCGTTGGTTCAATCTCGATGATGGGTTGTTCGCCTTCTCGGAGATACTTCGCGCTGGCGAGCATTTCCTGAATCGTGTCACCACCACCACCTTTATCGCATGCGATGTAGGAGATGCCTGGAAAACGTCCCAAGACATCTTTAATACGACCAAGACTGACTTCCCATTTGGCCTTGTTCCAGCTTTCGCAATGAACTACCTGTGCTGTAGTGCCAACTAGCTTTAGAACAACCAACCCGAAGTTGTCGTTCCAACGAGCAGGGTCGAGTCCCATAACATACTGAAAACCGGGCTCGCCATACACCTCATAATGGAATTCATCCTCATTCCCCTTGCCTGGAGAGGCTTCGTCAATGATCGATCTCGGGAAGAAGCCGTTTGTGTCTTTACTAAATCTGCATTCATATTCGTGTCCAAAGATAACGGGATCCATGATTGCCTTGTGGTTCGCCACAATGTCAGCATCCAAGAAGCCCTCGGGCATGCCGTAATATGGTAGTGCGAACACCGCATACTCGTGCCATACCTTACCCCAACGCTCTAGCATGTCATCTGACACACTAATTGTTCCGTCTCGCGACTGACGACGTAGACCTTCCTTAATCTTCTGCGGGTCTCCCCCAGAGGATGCAAAGATGTTATATGCCTCAAATCGGCGGAAGAAGTGATTGAATTGATATGTGGCTGTTCCAGAAAGCACCAACTGGTTGCCGCTAGATCGGCGTGAATCTTCGACCAGCTTTACCACTTCATCATTCGCGCCTAGCTCCTTTAGCCTATTGATGAAGTTTTGCGCAATAACAGCTTCTGCCGGGTCTGCCTTAACAGAAAGGAAGGGACCAATCGCAGTATCGAACACCGAGTCATCGATGGACGCAACTTCGTCACATACTAGTGTAGTTGCACGCATACCACGCACCTTGGAACCATCGCCGACTGGAATACCAGTGATCTGGGTGTTGTTACCAACCTTCAGATACACCTTATCGGTGGCAAACTTAACGCCAAAGTCGTTACCTGGATGGAACTTTCGGATCGTCTCGGCTAGGATTGGAGACGCCTTAATCAGGGTATCAATATACTGGAAGGTGAACTTCGCCTGACGGAAACCACCAGAAACGATCACAACCTTCGTCCCCGGAACCAGCAGGCATTTCAAAATACAGAACACAGCCAACATGAACGTCTTACCAGCACCACGACAGGCTAACACCATGGGGAACTTCTTATGCCACATGGTATGCAACATGACGCTCTGGAAAGGCAGCAATCGAAGGGGATCGCCGAACTGATTGCGAAAAACCAATTCAACAAATTTTGTCAGACTAATGTCCGCGACCCGATTCACTATGTAAGGATACTGCTTTTGATCGTGCATGTAGAGGCTATCTGAGATAGTCTCATTATCCGTTACAACTTTAGACAATACCGTCATCATCATCCTCTTCTTCGTCTTCTTGTTCATCTAAGGGACTCTTGATAGAGTTGGCCCCGAAGAATGGGTGAAATTCCAGTAGTTCTTCCGTCAACTTTGTCAGACGGTGTTTCTGGATCTGGTAGTAGGCTTGCCTCGCGTGACGCAGGGCGATTTCAGAGTCCCCGGCATCTAGAACCAATTGTTCATAGAGTAGCTTCATTCTGGAGCGTAACTCTAACTCTTGATTGGTCAGGTCAAAGATCTTCTGGCGAAAGTTCTTAACCTTTCTTGTTGATAGTGCTTTATCCATTTGTTTCCCTACGCTTTAAGATTGCCTCAAGCTCCGCCCACTTAAGTTTGGCGATGTTAGCGATTGGTCCGCCCATTGTGCATTCCATTATCACTTTAATCCCATCTTCTTCTTCAATCCACCATACGTCCTTTCGTCCTTTAGGGTGTCTTTTCTTTGGAGAGGGTTTCTTAGGCATCTAGTATTTTCCGGTTGGCTCGATAGCAGTGATCAGCACCGCCCAAGCGTTAAAATTGTCGAATAGCGGCGTCATGAACTGAATCCAGTGATAGACGCGAATTTGATCTTGTTCGTTCCCACAGACAACGCTGTAGTGATTTAGGTCTAACTCTCTGTCAGGAAATAGATCAAACGTTGGCTGCACCCTGACTTTGATGTCATAGGCAGCTAGAGTTGATACTATGTCGTTGACAGTGACCTTCTTCATTATTGCCTGGGGTCCGTGAATGTAACTTGCTGTGGCCCGCCATCTAAACGCTCTGCGAATGACGGTGCCTCCCATGATCGTTCGTCATCCTCTGGTAGGTTGGTCCAAGCGTCCCATTCTTTGCGGAACTGCTCTTGAACCAAATACCAGTGACAACTGTTATCTTGATCTAGGAAGAAGCGATCAGTCTGCACTGTCTCGCTCCTTGCTTTGCTTCATTAGTCGTTTTCTTTCCCACTCATATGATTTCAGTAGGATCTTCTTAGCAGCGCGTGGCGCGTGCTTGTGTCCAGCAAACATAAAGTGGATGCCCTCAGTCTGTGTGAGGGAGATCAGCCAGCTTTCTACTGCCGCGATTGCCTGGAAGCGCCTAGCAGTGTTTCCAATGAATGTCCAGTTGCGCGGGTCTAGGAATTCGGCGTAGGTTTGCTGAACGATGATATACTTGTTCTTAAACTGACGCATGCGGTTAACTGCGCGCATGAATACGTCTCGCTTTAGAATCAGGTTGCCGTATAATTCTTTGCCATCTTGCTTCTTCTCAATGACAACTAGATCAGGCATCTCTAGAATGGAGTAATCTCCCGCATCAACCTTCTGCTCAATGTAGGCCGCGACTTCCTTGTCACCCGCCTCATTAACAGAGAACAGTCGGTTGGCGGGTTTTTCCCGTGTGTCGATCAAGATCGTTGGCTTGACCGGATATGGTGATTTTGCGCGCGTCATTACCCCTCCTGACCAAAGAACATCATTGTGTGGTTCAATGGGGTTTGGCAGTTGTGAGGTGCTGGAGTATTTGAGGGTAAGTTGCAACTACCACACTTCAACGTGTTGCTAATGGTGAACCCGTCGCTGTTGGGTTGATCTGGTTTGATCCAAGTGGTGGTGAAGGGCTGGAATGAAACTGTGGTATCCCAAACAACGCCAGTGCCGTAGCAACTGTGACACCTAAAACGCAGCGGATCCTGAGATACAACTACAGAACCAACCTGGGCGCGCTTCTTCTTGATCTCGCCGCGACCACTACATGTGGGACATCTATGTGGAACGTTCATCTAATTTTCTCCTACCTAAGTTACGAAATGCTAATTCTGGGTCACCCATATCACTCAGAAAGGCGATGATGCCCCACCAGATCTTACTCGTCAGTTTGGTCATCAGCCACTTCCTCTGTATTTTCTAGCTGCTCTTCAGTCTGAGGCTTTAACGGCTCAGACAAATATTCGTCGAAGGCACCAACCAGCCACGGGTGTTTCTGTCCATCGGGACCTACTTCGCCCTTTGCCATACGGCGGAACTCATCTTCAGTCGCCATGTTGATACGCTTAATCTCTTCCACTAGCGAATCTCTACGGAGCTTGTCGGTGAGTTCCTGTTGAAGGTCGAGGAATGTGTTACGGGTGTCCTTGATTTTATCAAGGCGTTGCTTACGTGTAAGCTTCAAGTCGTTGAGCAAGTCCATGTATTCTTTGTGCCATTGCTCGACCTCTTTCTTGTATGACTCCCTTCCCCCGGCAAACCTTTTTTTCGCCTTATCTTCGTCAGAATCAGTCAGCCCTCCCTCCATTTCTGCCATGAGATAGGTCTCAGCCAAATGAAGTAGGGATTGCGCTCTGAGATATTTCACGTTGCTGTAAGCGGCACGAATTAACATTTCACTTTCAGCACTTGTTAGAGATTCTTCATCGGCGTTGCCTCTAAGATCCTCATAGGTTGCAATGAAAATCCTTCTCTGGTCATCGTCCATCATCGTCATGAAGGAACGAGCCGATAGAGACTTGTCCATTGTTGGGGGGAGCTTTACCTGTGATCGCGAGGGTGGGGGAGCGACTGTGCTCGGAGCCATGGCGGTGTTGGGGCTCACGGCGGGCGTCTCAGCCTCCTCCTTGGCCTTCCTGTCGTCACGGATGATCTCACCTACCGAACGCCACGCTGAGGACACGCCGGGGCGTAGCTTCTCGGCGATCTGCTTGTGGGTCCAACCTTCGTTAGACAACTGAAGCACTGTGCGCTTCTCGTCGGGGGTCCATCTACGTCGTGCAGTGCTCATTTGATTGGCCCCTTTACCTTCATGATATTGCTGATGCTGGCTGGATAGTTCTGCCTTATAATGGGCTGTGTGAACTTATCGAAACCGCTACCTCTTACCGCAGAGCTTGTGTAGGCTGCGAGTTCAGCGTAGGTATTAATTGTGCGTTGTTTAGTCCCATCAATGAAGCTGAAGGTCAAAACCAACTGCATGTTCGCTTCATCGTGAAAGGACTCAATCTTTGTAATGTCTGGGAAGCTTTCAAACCAAATCTGCTTTAGATCCTCTGAGGGCACACCCGGAGTCGCAAATACTTCGTCGATTACGTCAAGCGAGGTTAAGCGTCGATCAAGGTGCTCTCCATCACCATCGTTATCGTTACGCTGGAAGTGCTTTACAATAGCATCTTGGAAGTCCTTGACACTTTCATTTGCTTTGTCACATGCTTCCTTTAGGGTAGTTAATCCCTTGCGGAAATCCTGCATGGCAACTAGAAGATCAGGGGATGGTGGGGCGTCCAAGGCGGTCTCGTCCGAGATGCTTGGGTGGTGATAGAAGCGCGCGTTACATTCGCGACACACAAAGCGGTTGCCGTCCTTAATCTCGCGCCCGACAAATCCTGTGTGTCTACACGGGAACTCAGCGTCGTAGTCGCCAACGTCTAGCTTTGTAGACTTGGAGATAAGCTCGTCAAGTTTCTTCTTGTTACGAGCTTGAATACGCTTTTGCGCCTGCAAGACACCACGCTGGACGGCGGACTGGTTAGCCCATACCTGATCACGCTTACTCATCATCCTGTCCTTCAATTATGCTCTTCACCTGCTTCTGAACCAACCTGCGATAGTGGAGTGGAACCGCTTCTGACTTACCATTGATCATTTGATCGTAATACGGTAATAGAGCGACATCTAGAGAAGACCTCAGAGTGTCATCTAGATCACTAACACCAGTGGTGGATCCTACACTCAACGACTCGTGCGCCGTGTAATCAGAGTTGTCATCCTGATCGAGTTGAGCATTGTAGCTCAGTGGCGCAGCAATGGCACGCTTCTGAGCCATGCGCTGTCTGTATGACACGATGCGGTCACAACCCACCTCCTCAATCGCGCAGGACTTAGTGTCCTTAATGTAGTGCTCGCATCGGAGGCACGGTGGGTTGTTATCTAGGTAGATACCGCGAAACTTGTTGTATAGACCATTGTCAACTACACGAGCGACAAAGTGGAATACCGATTTTCCAAGCTTGGTCGGGTCGAACTTGTTTTCTAGTGCCTGCCAGCACATAACCCGAATATCTTGCGCCAAATCCTCTGGATCTACTCCAGGGAAGTTATACTTCCCCTTCTTCATAGAAACGATCGTCTCAACTAGGTCAAGGACGTCATTGTAGTAGATCCCGCTACCGACGTGATCACTCGCCTTGTGAACCACTCTTGTCATCCCGCTCGTGCTTACGTCCAGTTCTTGAGTTCTTGTTGATAGCTTCAAGTTCATCTTGGACGTTGGCGTGCGCCTTGGCATCTACTTCGCGGGGTGGGATGTTCGGGTTGGGTTGAGCGAAACTGCGATCGGCCTTGCCGCTTTCAGCATCTACGCGACGAGTTGTGCCGCTACTCTTGGAAATTGTGATCTTATTCTGTGGCTTGTCGCCATTAGGAAATGATGTGCCCATATTCTTGTTTACCAACGTTCTTCTGGTGTTTTGGGTTTGGACTCCTGAATGTATTGATTCGCAGACTCGCCAAACCACTTATCGAGTTGCGCACGAATTTTACTTAGGTCGCCACAAAGCACGACGCCGGGGGCGTCATCAACCAACTTGGAAGGATCCCCATCCTTCATTGTATCTGGCTTGATAAATGCCAGCTTAAGATAAACCACACCTTCTCCATTCTCTGGGGTGAAGTCCATTCCCTTCATTCCATCTAGTGTCTCTTGCGTGCCGGGTAGGATCTTCATAGGTTTAGTTTAGCTGTTTCGTTGGTTTCTACACTAAGTCGTAATAGTATAATATGGAGAAAAGAGCGAAAAGTCCAGACGAATATCCAAAAACATACCCATACCCCAGCCGTTTAGGTGTTTCATCCTCTAAATACAGCGTGTGAATTGCTGTAGCATGCCACCCCGTGTCTCAGCGCCAACAGGGGGCGTCTCAAGTTGAAAAACCCCCACCCCAAAAGATCATGGTTGGCACGTCAGATTCTCGCCGTTTTCTTTCCCCATCATTAAAGTTTGAGCTATGCTTAGCCGATAAAGGTAGTGTTATGAGCAACAACCGCAACAACAACTTCGCCATCTTCAACGCCAACCGCATTCGCTTCGGTGCAACGTTCATGTTCGGCACGGTGTTCGGTGTCGCCCTTAGCGCGTTCGTCGTCTTCGCATAAAAACAAGGGCAAGCAGCTCAAGTTTCCAACGCAACTAGTCGATACAAGTAACATGGAAAACATCGCACGCAACTACGGTCCCTGGCTCCTCAAGTGTGTTGTTCTGGGTTCGATCCCGGGCGCGGTGTGCTGGTCGCTCTACACGATGCTCGGCGGATTCGCTGTTTAATCGCTCAAGTAATCCAAGCAACTAGCCGATAGGTCTACCATGCAAACAACCGAACACAACCTAACAAAGCAGTGGGAAGCCAAGCGAGATAGCTACGCTAAGCGGCAAGGCGATTTCGTCCTACGTGGCGACGTTACCCTACTCGGCGACGCGTCGGAAGTCTGGCAGTTTATGCGCGCATGCGGCGACCGCATCTTTCGCGTTCTCTACTGCTGCAAGGATGGCACGGTGCGCGACATGATCGGACGGCAGGGAGTTTACCAGAGCGAGCAAGACGGCACCGTTGCGGGCACGGGTCACGCGATGGCCAGCGCCGAGCGCATGACGCTATCCTTTTGGACATTCGCCCACGGTAAGAAAGTAAACACTGGCACGGGCAAGGGCTACCGCACACTACGTGCGGCGGGTATCCTCGCCATTCGATGCGAGGGGCATGACATTCTGACAGCCTACGGGCAAGAATCAATCTGAGACAACTAGAGGAATCATGAAGCTGACTCAACATGGGACAATCGAGGTCGACGGGTGCAAGGTGCGCATGACGCAAGCGGGACGATGGTTAGTGTCTCGATCTGGGATTGAGGTGGGCGAGGTAGATAGCCTAGCCGAAGTGCCCATTCTCATCGAGAGACAAAAGGCTAGCGTGCGCGATAGGTTGGCACGCATCGAAGCCGAGGCACAAGCCAAGCGTGACGCACGTAAAGACTCATTCTCAATCTGAGACAGCGCGCCTGCTCCTCTATGTCCCGGAATGAGACTATGTGGGGTGGTGGTTTCTCTCGCTTTTCCTTCTCTCGTGCTACAGTTCTACGGACAACTAGCCGATAGTAACAGCATGCAAGACCAACAACCAACGTGCATCGAATGCCAACGCAAGGCTACGCACATTGTTAGCGTCCCCTGGATTCACGCAACGACGAAGGAAACCGGCTCGGATTGGACGCCCGTTTGCAAGTCGTGCTTGCGCGGTTGCGAGGATTGGCCACGATTCGAGTTTGCGCGCATGCTGCCGGAAACCGTCGCGATTCTCGCAGAAACTTTGCCCACTAGCTCAAGTCTGGCGAGCAACTAGCCGATAGGGTTACTATGAAGAACCAGCAAAGCAAAGGCCACGTTTACAAGACAACGACCGATGGCGTTTTCGGAGTCGTAACCTACTTCCCCGAAACGGTCGTGCGTCTGGCGATGACGGAAGCCGCAACCGTTACCGAAGCGTGCGCGATCCTCACGGAACGCCACGGGGGCGAGTTTGTCCACGCCGATACCGATACGCGCAAATGGGGCGAATGCCTCATGCGCGGACGCGATTTCGCCGAGATTCTCTAAGGGAGACAAGCAGTGCAATTCCTTATTATGGTCTCATTCCCGGACGCTAAGCTGCCAGCCGAAACGTTTATCGATTCGCGACCGCTCAAGAATCCGGCAGCGGCTATTGATTGCGCCAAGGATTACGTCGAGTTTGAAGGCGCAACGCTCGCCCGGGTTTACTGCCTCGCCATCGACGACGAAACCGGGCAGCAAGAGTGCAACCCCTATTGCACGGTGTTCGGCAAATGAGGCGCGCGCACCTTAGCGCATGCGCTTTCGCGTGCGTTGCACATTGGATAGCCGTAGCGGTAGGCGGATGCGTCGCGGTGGCTATCATCATCCGTATCATTGTGAGATTGATCGAGATCACCTAGTGAACCAGCAACAAACCAGTTTGTCTGAGATCGAGACGGAGCAAAATGCCCACGCTCGACACCTCACCACGTTGTCATACCTGACGCTTCTCAATATGGGACTGAACTTCTATCAGTTATTCTCATTGTGAGACAGCCCGGCTGCTCGGGCGTGCTGATGGGGTCTTATAATGAGACGATCTGTGACTTCTCGTTTTGGGGCTAGTTCTTGTTGTGTTGGCTTGACTTTTGGCAACTAGTGTGGTATGCTGTGGTGCCATGATCTACCCTTACAAGACGAAACCCCTTTCGGAGCGCGATTACACTACGCTACTGTGGCTCGCGGATCGCGGCTACGATGGCGGAGTGTTTGAAAACTGCGACGCAGTAGAGCCGAACGACGACGGCGACGGGTTCACCCTACACTTTACCGAAGTGTCGGCTTGGGAGATTCGCGACACTATCGACGACGACCCGCACGCATTCCTTGCGTGTTGCGGAAGCGATACCCTGGCAACAGCCCTACGGTCTATGATCGAGACGATCGTATGACCATCGCTTGACGTTTACGCGTTTGTGTGTTATACTTGCGCGTTATGAAATCCTTAAACTCAACTAGGAACACCATGGACCCCATCGCTTGTCTTGCTTTCATCAACGACGAAACCGAAACCGATCAAGATCGGTGCGAGCGTATGGTCGATCTCGCGCGGTGGTTCGCTAGTGGTGGTGCTGTGCCATCGTTCGACGTTATCACGAACAAGACGTTGGCCATGGCGGAGTTTAACGGCTACAGTAGTCTAGCTGCTGCTATCAATGTCGTATGCGTCAATGGCGACCTAAGCGGGTTGCAAGGATTGGGCTACAAAGTCTTACATTGAGACTCGCCTCTCTCCCTCGGGTCGGGCTGAAACAGCCCGCCCTCTCGGGCTTGCGTCGGAGCATATTGCAAAACGTTAGACCCCTGTGGTTTGACTTCTGGCGGTTTGTGTGGTATACTTAGGCATGACGCTATTACTTGTGTTGTGTGGTGTCGCCGTTCTGTTAATCGTTCGGAGAAAAAGACGATGATGATTCGTGTTAGGGAGGATGCCGCTAGTGCATACGTGCGTCGGTGCTACAAAGGCGCTAACCCACAATGCGGACAGTTGCACAAGCCAGAATGGCAGAAGCAACTAGAGGCGCTGTCGGGTAAGTGGATTCAAGTTGAGACAAACCACTTATTCCGCGACCAATTCAACACCGCACCGATTCCCGGTATCAGCGATCTCGGAATGAGACTGATGATCGAGGATATCGACGCGATCAAAGACGACGTGCGCCAAGGTGTCGTCAAATGCCAATGGTGCTACGGCTACGACAACGGGCTAGGTGTCTGCGGCAATTGCGGCAAAACGGAATACCTGAAGCCGCTTAACCCGATTTCCCCCGTATAACTTGACAACGGGCGAATCTTAGGGTATACTACAGCATATGGGGACGATCGGTTTAGACAACTAGGAACAGGGTGAGAGTCCCACCGCGCCAAACGCCCTAGCAAAAAACGCGGCTTGCCTAGTTGGACGTGGGTTCAATTCCCACCGTCTCCACCATTTGGTTTGAGAGAGTTGAGTTGAGGTGTTGAGAACGGGTAGTGCCTTGTAGGTGCTGCCCGTTCTTTTTTTATGCTTATCTGGTCTCATTCTGAGACAGCCCGCCCTCTCGGGCATGCCGCCCACATATCGCAAAATATCAGACCCGTGCCCCCTGAAGTATATCACACAAAACACGACCTGTCAAGTCTCAATATGAAACAATGCGAGACGTTCTAATCTGCGCGTGCGCGCGCGAGTATCACACAATCCGCAAAACGTCAAGCCAATATACCCGGGTTTCTCAATATTGATCTATCCGCCTAATTCGAGGTGCCTAACTTGACAAACGTTCTAGCATAGGTTACACTTCAGCAGACGCGAAAGGCAATCCCGCCAAACGCAACTAGAACACAAAAGGAATAGACCGATGGGAAACAAGCGAAACCGCCGCACCGATGCGGAAATGTTGGAGCACTTCAAGAAAGAGCAAGCGCGACTCGAAGCCAAGATGGCGGGCAAGATCGACACCAGCACCGAAAGCGGCAAACTGAAGGCGATCAAGCGCCGTCTCCGCAAGACGACTACCGAACTCAAGGCGGCACGGTTCACCTTGGAAGGTAGCCAGCCGGGACCGGATGGCAAGGGTATGGTGCGTTCGTCGATCGACGACAAGATCAAGCAGACTCAAGCACGTCTGGCGTCTCAGATTGAGACTCGCGACCGCGCAACGGCATTCGCCGCCAAACTCCCGTTCGATATCGAACGACTCGAAGCACTTTTGGCCGCTGCCGAGCAAGGTGACGACGTCGATATGCCCGACGATCTGACGCCACTGTCAGACGAATCGAAGCGCACCGACGAAGAGCACGAAGCCGCATTCGCCACGAAGGACGACGAAAGCGAAGGCTAGTCCCTATATGGGACTGGTTTTCGCCAGATAGCCTTGCTTATCCGTTGGGATGGTGATATACTGTTCTGACGGAAGGCAACTAGAAGAAACGATGACGACAATCCGCGAGCCCCAACCGATCGCACGAGAACGCGCTAGCGTATTCTTGTGGAACGAAACACAAGGTCGAATCTTTACAGCCTATTTCCGTAAACGAGACGGAACGATGCGCGAAATGAAGTGCCGTAGAGGCGTAAAGCGACACCTTGCCGGGGGCGAACTCCCCTACGATGCTAAGCGTCGTAACCTCCTTCCCGTGTTCGACATGACCAAACGCGAGTATCGCATGGTCAATCTCGCCACCCTTGTATCGTTCAACGTCAGCGGAGAGACGTTCATCGTAGCGTAAGACCGGACCGCAATTCGCAAACCCACAATCCGGCAGCGGGGAAACCCCTGGAGCTACCTTCGGGTCTTCAGGGGTTTCTTTTTATACACCGAAACCGCTCGCGCCTGCCCGCCACACATATCGTATAAGAATAAGACTTCGCACATTTGACACCTAGATGATCGTGTGATATACTCCCTTGTCATGGACGAACAACTTCAACTCAAGATTGCGGAAGCAATCGCCAGAATCTCGGAAGGTGCGCCAGAAATGTGGCAATCCTTGGTCGCTGAGGTATATGCGAAAAGCTCCCTTGGTTTCTGGCTTTCGCTCACGATCGGCTTGCCGATGCTCATCATCTTTATTTGCATTATGCAAGTAAGGGAAAAGGAAGATAGGCACGTTGTATTCTTGCTTTGCGTTGGGTTCATTGCCGCTATCTGTTTTGGCACTCTCATTGACAACGCAATGGAAATGACGGCACCGCAGATTGAATTACTGAAGATCCTTAACAACTAGATGCGACACCAGCGATTCATCGTCATTGCACGCGCAGAAGCAGTAGTGCGACAACTCAAGCGAGACGGCAAAGAATGGAAGCCATTACATGCTCGCGTTGTTCGTGCGCTCAAGAAGCTTGCTAAGCGTAGCGGCATCACTATTCCGGGCATCTAGATGCGTAAGGCTACTAAGCAAATCAACGACGCAATGGATAACACCATTGTGAACCCGAAAGACGATGCGCAGTTTAACAACGTGTTGTTGATTGCGGATGCGTGCGCTGTTGCAAAGTGGGCTATCGAGAAGGGTTTACTACCCGAAATCCACAAAGAAGGTATAGCGCCTTATTTGGAGGATGAAGATTGAAACAGCCCGCCCTCTCGGGCTTGCGCCCCCACATATAGCCGTATATGCGACACCTGATGCCTCCTCCTGAATTATACCACACGATTCAAGGTCTGTCAAGTCTTATTTTGAGACAACCGCGTGACAGTAATACTTCCGCGCGCGTGCGCGAATACCACACTTTGCGTCATTTGTCAACCACGATTCTCATTTTGATATTCATGGTCCATAACTTGCCTCGATTCGCAATCCGTGCTATACTTGTGCAGCGATGATTACCCAAGAACAACTAGCGTCCTTTGTTCGCGGCACGGTCGGCGAGTTTGTCGTCCCGACGCTTAACAAGGAACAAGGCGACTACGATTATTCGCCGGGTAGGATTCGTCACGTTCTTCGTTGTATCGTTACCCGTCTTGGCCATTCGGCACAATCGGTTTACGAAAAGTATGTAAGCAGTAACGGGGAGTATGTCTATTACCTGGATTACATGCCCGGTAGTGATATTCTCGGCATCAAGTCGGGAGAAGGTCTTACGATCTTTACTCATGACGATATCTTTATGGACAACCACGAAGATGACGAAGACTTTGACGATGACTACGACGATGATTACTAGTAGCTTCATCAAACCCCAAACCCCAAACCCCACTAGCTAGAAAGCAATGGCAACCCTGAAAAACGATTTCTGTTCTCTCCGCATCCGTCGCACCGCCGATGGTCTTAACGTCCAGGTCAAGACGTCGCCGACGTTGGAAGATGTGCTTAGTCGCATCGGGCGCAAGGAAGTTCACTACCTGCCGAACAGCAACGATGAGCGCAAGTATTACTACTGTCGCACGCGCAACATCGAAGACAATGAACTGTTGCCGATCGTGCTTGGTGTCGGTTCGTCCAAGGATAACGGTATCGACGTTACCGTTCAACTTCCGCGCACGCGCGATCAACTCCGGGCGTTTGCCGAACAGATTCGCGACTGGTTCTCTACCGTCTACGAACAGCACGTCAAGCCGGTGGACTACACCGTTAGCATTACGGCGAGGTGCCAGTAATGCGATACGTCAAACTTTTTGGCGTAGAGCTGGAAGGCGGTTGGGACGAAGAACCCGAATTGCCTGATAACTTCCACGAAGACGGTTCCGTGAATGTGCGGGGCGAGTGGAGGGTGGGCGAGATTGTTTCGCGCCCTATGGCTACGCTCAAGGAAGCACGTCAGTTCATCGACGGCAACTATCCCGAACACGTTGGCGCTACCTGTGGAATGCATGTCCATATGAGTTTCGTCAACAATGTCCAGGCTATCTCGCTTATCGCGGAAAACAAGGAATACCAAGACGGGCTTCTGGCTACTCTTCGTAAGCTTGGCGAACGATGCAACGTGCGTAACTCGCATTTCTGGTCACGACTCAACGGCGAGAATGAGTTTTGCCGTAGCGACTGGAACGAAGGAAGCTTCAGAATGCACGAACGATACCGAATGGTAAACTTCTGTTCGTTTGAGAAGCACGGAACGTTGGAGGTGCGTTTGCTCCCGATGTTCCGTATGGCTAAGCTGGCAAAGCGTTTCATGCGCCGCGTCTTGGCTTACACCGATGCCTATCTGGCAAAGGTTGTTCCCACCGATGAGCCTTTCGAGTTTGACATTGAAACCCCCGATGGTTTCGATATCTCGGAAGTCGATATCGACAACTCCGAATCCCTTGTCGATACTGCTGTCGACACCGAAAACTTCTCCCTGGAGATCTAAGCTTATGTGCTGCATTCTTTCGTGCTTCAATCGTCCGTCCTACAGTCTGATTCAAGACATTGCCACTACCAACCGCGACGGTATGGGTATCATGTGGACCGATCCCAAAACGGGTTTGACCCGATGGGAAAAGGGGTTGGACGAAGACGCTATCCATGAACTGTCGCAACATCTTCCGTTGCCGTTCCTGATTCATGCGCGGTTGACTACCGTTGGCGATAGCTCGCCGCAACTGACGCATCCATTCCCCATCGAACAAAAGCCTAGCCTTAAGCTTTCGGGTAGTGCCGAAGCAGTGCTTATGCACAATGGCCACGTTGGCGAATGGCGAATGGTCGCTGAGGAGTGCGGATTGCAACTTCCGCGCAAGAACCCGTTTGGCTGGAGCGATACCCGCGTAGTTGCTTCTGCTATCCATAACTTCGGCAAGGATGTTGTGGAAGCTTTCTCCCCTAGCCGTTTCGCTATCCTTTCCGGTGGCGAAGTCGAGTTGTTCGGCGATTGGTTGGACACCAAGGAAGAAGGGATTAAGTCTAGCTCGGAAACGTGCTGGGTATCCCGCTATGGCGGTTCATACGCTTGGGGTGACGACTACGTTAGCGGCATCGTTTACGGTGACAACGACAAGTCTACCAACAAGGGAGCCAAGAGCCACCACGACCTTGAAGGCGACGACGACGATTGGTCCGAGGACGACATTGACGCCGAGGCGCGCGCTATGGATATGGCGCGAGAATCGGAAGAACCGGGCGACTACGACTACGACTACACCCGTCCCGTCGTAATGGGTCCGCATGCGGATCGCGCTAACGATCGAATCCACGAAATGTCCGACGAAGACTTTGCGGAGTTGATGGCGCGCGATAGCGTGGAGGACTAAGCCTTGAGTGTTTCCCCCTTCATCGACCGCGAGGTCACCGGGGGGCTAACACTTCTTGTGTTCCTGTTTGCGTTTATGGTTTCATACCGACTAACGATGCGGCGAACACGAAGGCGTTAGCCATAACAACTCATCCGAGCCGGGCTGAAACACTCAGCCCTCTCGGGCTTGCCTGCCACCCCCCTTATAGGGAATTGTTTACTGATACTTGACTCCTTGACCGTTCCGTGATATACTGTAGTAGCAACCAGATGAATGCCGAGAAGGGACAACCAACACCACGCGACGTCTCGCCATTTTTGGATCGAGATTGCACAATCGGTCTAAGTGTGCTAGTATTCATCGCCGCCTATCTGATGGGTTACTATTGGATAGGGCGCAAACACCGAGACAACTAGAAACGATGCTCATTGCATTAACCTTTCCCGAAGACGACTTCCGCGTTCCTTGTAGGATTTGCGGGCGTGACGATCTTCCTTTGCATACTAACTTCCAATGCGGGAAGTGTGGAAACGATGACGACAAGAACAATGAAGATCCGCGAAAAGTGTAGGCATCCCGCCTCTCAAGTTCTTTGGCAAGGCGCGACGTTCTCCGAGATTGGCTCGGACGATATCGAAATGAGCCTTGTTTGTTGCTACTGCGGGCAAGTGTTCGACGATATGGACGATCTAGATGCCTCTCGTGGTGTCACTCGTCTTAAGGATATGGGCAACGTGCCTGTAATCGTCAAGGAAAAGCCAAAGGTTACTGGCTGGTTCAAACACACGGGCAACTAGAGATGGAAAACACAATTCTCAACGTCGTCGACAAGCTTACCAAGATCTTGGGTCCACCAAACGACAGCCTACCTAGCGGTAGTGGGGAGTGGGCAATCTGGATCGTAGATACCTACTCTCGAAGTCCTTACATTCTCGTTACCAACAGTCCCAAGAATGGACCACGGGTAGCTTTCGTTACGACTAGTGGCGTAGTGAATAGGCGCGACCTTAATCTGGACCTGATTAAAGGCCAGTGGGAAGCGTTTTGTGCGAATGGAGATATTCCATCATGATGAAGCGAACGACATACGGCATCGTTGCCAAGATCTACGCTAGTCGTCTAAGGTCTGTCGCAAACCTGCTCGACTCTCATGTAAACAATATCACCCAAGACCAACACAGTAAGGTTAAGGATCTCTACGATGAACTCCATCTAACCACGTTGGACGTCATTTGTGAGGATGATGATTGATACACCGAGCCCTCTCGGGCTTGCCGCGCGGGATATATCGCGTTTTATATGACACTTGCTGAGGCCGCCTAAATATGGGGTGCAACCCGTTTACACCTAGCGTTGTATTCTAGTGTTCTTCTGGTTACCTTGTCGATTAGCCGTGTCGTTAGTTGGGAGTGGTTAGCACCAGAACCTTACCCCCGCCTCTCACCCCGGGTGCCTTACTTATCCCTTTTCTTTGCTAGCTGCAATCAGCACGCTCGCTTTCGCTCACCCTGTCCGAACACGAGGGCCAGCGGCACTCGTTGTGAGGGAGACTGCTTGACTCTTTCAAGGTATTATGTGTCTACTTGCGTTTTTTGTGCGGTATCTTTTCTTTACGGATATAGCACAAAACAAGGCACACGCACTTGACAACTAGATGATCTTGTGTTAAGCTACTCTCATGGACGTCAAAAGGTTCCACGAGACTAATCCGTCAAGCAAATGGCTCAAAGAACGGTTCGCCGTAAGACTAGAGACTGCGGGCGGTGCGCTTATCTATGTGCGTTTTGACCTTCAATCCTCACAGTTTAAGTTCACCCCTAAGACCGTCGAAGAGCGGTTTGGTCCTCTAGTAGAAAATGAGGATCTATATAAGTTTGCACCTGATATCCTCCTAGAGGCAGTAGCATCAGAGCTAAACCGTGAGATGGAATGGATTCATGCTGAGGTGATTAGCCAGACTGCTTATGCTAACTCGCTTCTAGCTGATCTGGAACACGGAAACTGGAACATTGCCTACGACAAACTAGATAGACTAGGAAGGTCGCTGGAAAAGTTTGGTGTTCAGTCTGAGAGGGTATGGCGCTTATGGATGACAGATTTGGCGCGATACATCATAACGATGAATGGTTTGAAATTCGACGGGGAACTCTAGGATTTGCTCTAGTTGACTTAAAACGACCCAAAATGACCAAAACCAACAAAGAAGATCTCTCCCATATAGAGGGACAAAAAGTGGCTGAGACGTTCGCGGGCATGCGTGTTATGCTTGTGACGTTGGCAGTGTTCTATATGCTGGGTGGGTTAGTGTTTCTGGGCGGCTGTAATGGATGATCCGCAAGAGGTGCCGAGACCATGGCTGGATAAGGCGGAGATTGTGGTGGCGCTGACTGTCATTATTATTCTAGTTGCCGTTCTTATCCTGACGAACTAAGGAGACGATAAATGGAACCAGAACAAGAAGAAGAACCAATCACTGGGTTGGAGATCATGGTGAATTGGTTGATCCTATTCCTGGCGGGTGGGCTAATCTATGGGCTGTGGAGTATGGTTTAGTCTGGGTGATTATGCGTGTTAAGTGCGTGTGTTAAGTTAAAATGCCCTCGCCAGTTAAAAACCCCAAACGCTCTAATTCGCTTTGGCCCCGATTCCTCCCCTCGCTCCACGACCTTCCTTTCTTTCTCTTTGTTTGTTCTTGGTATATGGTGATTCTGGGATTGCTTCTAGAGCACCTAAGTCGTTGTTTTACCATAGCTTAGGGCAAATTCGGGTAATGAGCCGAACTACATCCAAAATCGGCAAAACCACCTATCTGACTACCGTCAGATTTCATCGTTTTCAATCAACGAACTCTTTTCATCCCGCGATGGAACACTAGAACTAACGTCAACACTACACCCATGACAGACGAACACCCAAATGTATATCATCCTACACGCGAGTTGTATAGAGAACGGGCACTTAAATGGATGAAAACCGCACAAAAGCCCCACCTTCTACCCTATGAAAAAACCATCGTGGCTAGGGTCTTAGCTGAGTATATGGCTGACGTAAACGGCGACTCAACTTACTGTGTTCACCCAAATCACGAGAAGGGGTCATGGTGTGCAGATGAGCCTAAGTTCTGCCATCCCTTATGTAAATGTTGTAGACCAAAGCTTTATTCAGAGAGCAACTAGATGATGAAACTAATCACAATTCTTGCACTACTGTCGGTTAATCTACCGGCACAGATTCCCGTTATCCTGCACTCACAACCCGCGATCTGCGACAGTGTCTATACTGTTGGATGGCGAACCTTTGGCAGTTTATCTGACCCCATTCCATGGAGTTGCTCATGGTCAAATTTCATATGGCCCGCAACCACTGGCATCTACGAGCCAGCAGCCGTCGCGATCAGCTTAAGGCATTTTCCAGCACAGGCACCACAAGCCTCATGTATTGGTGAAGTGCCAGCCGACCTAGTCTTGTTCCCCGTTTTATCTCCATGGCCTGGAGTTGGTGAGATCACCTATACGCCTGGAAATGGGGTCTGGTATCTACGATTTGACCCACCACCGATCCTATTGGGTATCACGTTGTATATCCAGCTATACACCAATAATGGCGTGTCTGAGACTCTAGAGGTTTACTTTAATCCGTAAGAGAAAAACATCTAGCAGATCAAGACACCGCAGCCTAAGATGTGATATACTTGATTGGCAGGTGTTCTAGTTAGCTTAATGTGAAAGCGACTGAAGCCCAGTAGATTGGGGTTTAATTCCCTAGCGAGGGCACCTTATCTGGAGGGGACAGAGTTATGACTTTGATCGCTCTGACTCACCTTCCTCTAGATTAAATTGGATTGGCAGACAAAAGGACAACTAGATGAAACTCAACAAGTTAATCGCTTCATTGCAGAAGCTAGCCGATGATGGTCACGGCGACCTCCCCGTATATGCCACTCATGGTGCCTCTGGCGCTTGTGATCCAGTGGGCAATCCCTTCATTCGTAAGACTGATGGAGAAGAGCTTGGTGAGCTTTGCGAGGAAGAGGTTGGCACTCCTTATGTGGATATCTACATAGGCAACTAGATCTGTGAACATGCGGACAATCCACTATCTATATAATCATCTGAGTGTCAGGTATGTAGACGCGTGGGATGAGCATATGATTTGTCACGCTTGTGACACCAAAGAACAACTGTCCCTATATGGTAATCACGTAGATCAAGCACATCGCTTTATCTACATTCACAAAAACTGTAGCAACTAGAGAGAAGAAATGGAGATTGAAATTCACACCTATCTTGGTTCGTTTAAGGTTTGGGTAGACCCATCGATGCTTCCATGGGAAGATGTGTTTGACGCCCAGATTGAAAATCGGCTAAAGTCACTAGAAGAAGACTTGCCAGACGATATGTATCTTGTCCCAGATTATTGGGAAGATCCAGATAGACATCGTCGGATGATGGAACGAATCCAGGAAAATAGTCATCCACGCGGAAAGCCCGTTAAGATGAGGATGCTCAGGACTAACTTCCGTGGTATCACTTGGGGCGGTCAGGCATAAGCTATGACATTCGAGCTTAAAATCTCGGGTTTCAAAACCAAGCAACAAGTTGAAGAGTTTATTGCTTGGTATGAGGGGCAGGGTGAGCAAGATGCTGCCATTTGGTTTGAAGCCCGTGTATGGGATTCACAGCTAGATGTCAACTTCATGCCCACTGACTGCCTGAAGACATACCCCATTAAGTGGGACGGTAACGTAGCCAACATGTTCCTTAGCATTAGTGGTAAGTAATGAACAAGCAAAAACCTGAATCACCAGAGCAGTTCTATAACAGATTTGCTGGCAATGTAACATATACGACTAATCGTAAGAACCTTCGGTATCTACTAGAGAATACTGGTGGGTGGATTAGTTGGAATGGTGTCTTGATGGACATTAAGCACAAACATCTAGGTGTCGGTGTTTACAACATCTGGACAGAAAAAAGAAAGCTGTGAAACAAGCCCCCATCTAGGCTGATGTGATATACTTGTTGACACAAGAGGAACATCATGGAACAAAAATACTCACTCGAATGTCATTACGAAATCTGGAACGATAAGACCGGCGAGCATATTCGTATTGGTCCAGATCGTGATGGACTCGATCTTATCGAGATTCGTTCAATGACCGACGATGGCAAGATCGGTGCTGTGATTGTCTTAGATCACGAGCAAGCAGATAAGTTGCGCATTGCACTTAATCAACTGAAGCCAAAGTAATGAGTGATTCTAGTTGGAGTTGCAAATTCCCCACCGAGCAGGGTCACTACTGGTTCTATGGGTTCCCATGGGGTAAGTCTCAGGATCAAGAACCTCAACTAGAGGTCATAGAAATCATGGGGCCATTCAAGAATAGCAGTGGTAGCACCAGTATGTGTGGCAAGGCCAGTGGTGCGTTTGTTTACCAGTCGGAAGCTGCTGGATTCTGGATGAAGATCGAACAACCTAAGTTACCATCTGAGAGTTAAGTCATGATCGACACAATTATCTGTTTTTCTGGCCACATTAAGCCAACCTTATCTGATTCTCTCACCAATCGGGAGGATCTTAAGCGCCGATTGCGCGCTCTAGGATGCGATGTGCAGCCCTATGTTGTGCCGGGTGTCTCACTACTAGTAACAGGAGAAAAGCCCAGCACGCACGCCCTGGGGCTTGCTGAGTCATTCGGTATTCGAGTAGTTCCCGGCAAGGAGTTTCTCGTGTGGCTGAGAGGCGCAGAAGATGAGCTTAAGCGATCCTCTGGAGACAACTCGACCGCCATTAAGCCTATCTTGCAGAAGATTGCAGCCAAGGCTGTAGAGGTGCAGGACCGACTTAACACTTATCCTCCAGAGTTTTGCCACAAGGATAGTCTGGAGTTCATTCTCCATCTACTAGACCTTGTTGGGCAGGAGGGACCAGTGCTACATAGCATTTGTTGCTATGTTGCTGATGCCTATGGTATTGACCACAATCAATTCAGAACTGAATTGGAGAATCGAAAATGAAAGACCTAGAGGTAATTGCTAAGCTCACCAGGAAGAATCTTGAGCTTGAAGAAGAGGTTGCGCGATTGCGTAAGGCTTTCGAGAACGAAGAAAAAGAACACACACGGCTAAAACATTACTTTCGCGATATTGCTGTAGAGCTTGAATACGATGGTCACCCGGGTAATTACGCAGGTGTCATTGCTAACAGGCTTGGGAAGTGAGGCCAGTTTTTTACTTGACATCTAGATGAAGTGTGATAGGATTCAACCATGAACCAGTATACGATCGATAACGTGACCGTCTCCGCCCGTAACTTCCGCACCGCAGTCCGTCGCGTGCGTGGCTTTAAGCGTGGCGAACTAACCATCGAGGGTGCAACTATCCTTGCTAAGGACCGGACTCCACCGGGCACCCCAATGCGCAAGAAGGATAAGTAGATGATTTGCTTTATCCGGGTATTGTTATGCGTGTTGCATGGATTGCTCTTTGTAGCTAACATTCTCGCCGGCATTCATATCTCTGATCTCTATCCTGTCGTTGATCCATCTAAAGAGATGGGGGCTGGTGGTGTGTTTGGTTTCTTAACATGTCTAGGGACATTCATCAGCTTTTTGATTACATGGGCTATCTATGATGGATATCGTGACAAGGATGTAGTCTCTGGCATGGCTGCACTTCATGCGGCTGTTATTGCAGGGATTGTATCTGGATGGGTGTATTGGGTCGCGTAAGAATACTATGACAGACTTCAAACTAGGTCAGATCATTTATGCACCAACCAAGACTGGCAATGTCAAGACTTGGTGTTGTAATGTCCAGGGGGAGAATCCCACCACTGTAGTAATGGTTACTCAGACCAAACTAGATGGTAAGCCGGTAATCCGTCGTGATGTAATCACACAGGGAAAGAACATTGGCAAGAGTAATGAGACTACCCCCTACGAACAGGCTGTAAGCGAAGCCGTGTCTCGCTATCGCAAGAAGATCAAACAGGGATACAAAACAGAAATCCCGACCGACACAAGTAAGGCGAACCATAACGCATTGGGGTTTCCCAAGCCAATGCTCGCCAAGCCCGCCAAGGACGTCAAGTCTATTGAGTTTCCCGCTCATTGGCAACCAAAGCTTGATGGTCATCGCGCTATCGTAACGAAGAAAGATGGCGAAATGGTAATGTATTCACGTCGTGGTGATCTCATCAAGAGCATGGGGCATATCCTACGTCATCTAGAAGATAGTGTGGATGAGGGGATGTTGTTGGACGGCGAGCTATACGTTCACGGAGAGATGCTCCAGAATATTGGATCCCTTATTCGTCGAGAACAAGCAGACTCTATCAAGGTTGAGTATCATGTTTATGACATGATGATGGATGTAACCTATATGGATAGGTTTGATGCGCTATGTCGTGTAGTCAAAACGAGCACGCCATCTAGCCCCGTCAAGCTCGTTCGTGCAGTTCATGTTGATAGCATGGAAGAAGCTATTGACCTAACCGACAAAGCAATCGATGAGGGATACGAGGGCGGCATCCTGCGCATCCCCGATGATGGATACCTAGCCGGTTATCGCAGTAGTCATTTGCTGAAGATCAAAAAGTTTGATGACAGCGAGTATGTCATCACTGGTGTTAAGGAGGGTAAGGATCGAATTGTCAATGACACAGATCTGAAGGTTGCCGTCTTTGTGTGTGAAACTCCAGAAGGCTTAGAGTTTGATTGCACTGCATTTGGTGACCAGTATGAGAAAGATCGCATCTGGCACAATAGAGAAGATTACATCGGCAAGGTGCTTACTGTGAAGCATTCAGGGTATACCAAAGAGAAGAAGCCGTGGCACCCCGTTAGTCTTAGAATTCGAGAAGACATCTAGTGGAACGAGACAAAGTAATAGACAAGTTTGCACCATCGGGACATCGCGTTAAGCGTAGCGACGAATGTGAATTCATCGACTGCGAAGAGTGTGATAGCTATGTTGGTGACGCCGAATACGAATGCATGTGTTCATGCCATGAAGAAGATGAATAAGTTTCCAGAGCGCGATAACCGACAACGAGTTGAGGATGTTATTGTTGACTATTGTCGCAGGACTAACATTCCAATCGATGCTGGTCACTTCATTGTAGCTGATATCCTACAGTTGATTCTAGATGACATCAGGGGTTACAAATTCTTGGTGAGGATGCAGTGTCCACCACACCTGACGTGGCAAGACACGAATGGCTTATCTAAATGGATTAACGGTGACTCTGGAGATCGCCTGTATAATGGAGTGATCAATAAGATCACTGCTGAGCGACTTATGGAAGAATACAAGAACCAACTGGAGGATGAGTAGATGTGGCCATTCACTAAGAAGCAGGAAGAGCCAAAGGGAAAAATCCGTGGCATGTTTGACCCAGATGGTCACTTCGAGGTATTAGTATCCCTGAAGAATGGCGAAGAAGTCAAAAAGTGGCTAAAGTTTTGGTCTCCCTCCATGCGTAGCTGGAAACAGTCAGTAAGAGACTATTCCGAGAAAGGGGTATGGGTTAAGAGTAGGTATTATCCAGAGAATCAGATTGAGTTTATCTCGATCACCGGAAACAGCGAGACAATTGAATACGACGGGTAAAAACAATGACCAAACTAACAGATCTGGCAACCAAGATTGCCACCGAAGCTCACGCTGGACAAACTAGGTGGGACAAGGAAACACCTTATATCACCCACCCAGCAGCTATTGCACGAGCAATTATTCAGGCTGGCTTTGACGAAGACTATGTTGCTATTGCATGGCTGCACGATGTCTTGGAGGATACTAAGGTGACTGCGGTAGACCTAGTGCGTATGGGTATTCCGAAGTATCTAGTTGAATCCATTGAGGTGATTTCTAAACGTGAAGGTCAGAGCTACCTAGACTACATTCTAGATGTCCAGGCGGATGAAAAGGCACGCGTTGTGAAGATGTTTGATATTCGTCACAACATGAGCGACCTAAAACATGGGTCTATGCGTCAGAAGTATGAGTTGGCGCTTTACATCTTGAGTGAAAAGATCTAGTTCTATTTGACATCCACCATAGATGTGGTAGAATAGAGTGTTCAAGTAGACAACCGAGACAGAAACAATGACTCACGCAATCACACAATCAATTTCTGACGTCTTCAGTCGCCCGGCAGATAACAACTACGACTCTATGTCTGAGTTGATCGAAGTTGCTGGCAAGGAGATGGATGAATCACGGACCATCAAAACAACTAGTCGTAGCATGACCTTCAGCACGGATGACGAGCGATACTTCGTCAACTTGGAGGGTCACACGCCATTGCCGCTTACCAACTTCTCTATGACACAGGTCGCCGGCATGGCAAAGATCTATGTCAATACACTTGAGCGACTGCACGAGCGGGAGCGCAGTGACCTAGTAGTTGAAAACCTTGATGCATTGTTCTGGAATGACGATGCTGACGACAAGTTCATTCTGGTGCGCGATCACTTTAATGGTGATTCTATTGATAGTGTTGCGCGCGCCGTTAATGGCGGGGCGTATTCTCGACTTTGGGATCACGAAGTCTTTACGGAGATGGAAGAGTTCCTCATCCCCCGTGGCTTTACCCCCATACTTCCGGCGCTTCGCTCTAATGCCATGCGTAGCGGTCTAATGCATGGCCTCAACACTGGGTTGTTTCGTGGCGACCAATGCTCCTTTGGGTTCTTCTTTTTGGATAAGGATCTTCCAGTAGACACTTCGGACCTCGGTGGTCTCAAGCCTGGAATGATGGTGTGGAATTCGGAGGTGGGTGCAAGAAGCTTTGGCTATCACACTTTCTACTACCACGAGATGTCTGGCAATATCATGGTCTGGACACCCGCAAATCATCGTCGCAAGCGATTCGTTCATCGTGGAGATATCAGCAAGGCGTTCAAGGAATACGTTACCACTCTTGAGGATGTAGCAGACAACTGCGAACCACGCCTGATTAAGGATTGGGATGTCTTCAAATTTGCGTCTACTACTCCATACGCGGTTGATCATACGGCTGCTGTCGCTAGGTTGCAGCGCGAACTGAAAATGTCCGCAGCTAATGCAAATGCTGCCGTTCTTGCTTCACAACTAGAACAAAACAGCTATGGCGATCCCCTAAGTGTGTGGAATATCGCCCTCGGTATCGCATGGGAAGCTGGACAGTGTAGTCGTGCCGAATCTCTCGTGGATGGCACACTAGTTGCAACCAAGATGATGCGCTCGGCGCTCAAGGTTTAATACAATGAAGGTCCGATACGAACAAAACGCTTACGATTGCGCTATTGACTATGTCTGGCGCAATAACCCCTATAACAAGAACCGCACCCGCGACGAAGTTCAGGCTTGTCTTGACCGACTTCTTAAGCGGGTAGGCAAAACCTCATGGGTGTCATCTGGCGGATTCATGGTGTGCTTCAGCGAAGAAGATAGCTATGGGGCTGAGTATGAGGCGGATATTACAGTCGACCCCGGTCTTGATGTGGATGGATACAATTTCGTCACCAGAGATATCTAATGGGCGTGCTAGATAATACAGCCTTCATCTTCCTTGATGATGTGCGAATGCCGCCTAGTGATAGGTGGACGATTGCCCGTGATGCTGGCATCGCCTACGCTATGATTCTAGATGCTCATAAGTCTGGAAAGAACATCATCGCAAGCCTAGATCATGATCTTGGGGAAGATATCCCCACGGGTTATGATCTGCTAAACTGGATCGAAAAGGATATCGCAACTACCGACTTTCGCCCGATCATTGCATTCAGTATTCATTCAGCTAATCCTGTTGGACGAGTGCGAATGGAGCAAGCGATTGGAGCAATTGAGGCAAGGCTTCTTAGGGATAGCTAAATTAGGAGACATACATGTTTGATCAAACAACTACTACGACGCCGGTATTTCCAATGGTGTCTTTTACAAGTATCGAGGGTAAGGAGTTCTTGATTCAACGCGAGCGGGTAACTCATATCGAAACATACCGAGACCCCACTACTCATGATTTGGATCACACCAAGACATTTGTCAATTTCATTAACCCCAACGAGAACGGTAGAAAGTCTATCCATGCCGTTGTCGATATGACCATCACGCAGTTTCGTCAATTCGTCATGCGTCCCGCATACGAGGGTTCACGATGAACGACACACCAAGCCCCCTCGGCGGCGGCGCAGAGAGCCACCTGTATACAGAACAAAGGCCATGGGGCGAGTTCACTGTTTTACTAGATGCACCTGATTGTAAGGTCAAGCGCATTACCGTTAAGGCAGGACACCAGTTGAGTCTTCAGCGCCACAAGTATCGTCAGGAGAACTGGCAATGCATTTCTGGCAATGGTATTATTACGCTGGGGTTTGATCAACAACACCTCAAGATGTTCTCATTTGTCCCCGTTATGAACACCTGCATCCCCATGGGTTATCTACACAGGGTTTGCGCGGGAGAAAATCAAGATTTGGTCTTTATCGAAGTCCAAACCGGCAGCTATTTTGGTGAGGATGACATCGAAAGATTCGAGGATGATTATGACAGAGCCAATTGATAGATACGCTGCTCGGATGCGTCACCTGTTTGATCATGGTGATATGAGCTTTCACCTAGCCAAACTACTAGAAGAAACAGGAGAATTAGCCCAGGCTGTCAACAAGGATCGTCCTCGACTAGTGGTGTATAGCGAGGTGGCTGACGTTGTCTTATCCGCGTTGCTAATTGGTGCGGTTTATCGCGAATCGTTTAGAAATGATGATAACAGTTATCCTAACCTGGATGACATCATTGAAGAGAAGCTAAAACATCTAGAGAATGACTCTAGCTATCGAGACTTCCAGCCCCCCGAAAGAAAAACCGACCGCCGCTCCTAACGTGTGGTATACTACTGTATGAGTATTCCAAGCGAAGTAAGAAACATTATGCACCTACTCAATGAAGCTGGTGCGCGAGATGTATTGATTGTCGGTGGATTTGTCCGTGATACACTTCTAGGCATCCAAAGCAAGGATGTCGATATCGAAGTTTACGGCATGGGTTTGGATCAGATCCAGTCTAAGCTTACGGCTGCCGGTCTTCGTGTAGATGCTGTTGGAAAGGCATTTGGTGTCCTTAAGATTGACAATCAAATCGACGTCAGTGTCCCACGCAGGGATAACAAGGTTGGAGTCGGTCACCGTGGTTTCGACATTGTGCCCGACCCCGACATGAGTATTGAAGATGCCGCAAGTCGTCGTGATTTCACAATCAATTCGATGGCAATGCGTATGGATGGGACTATTGTCGATCCGCATGGTGGACAAGTAGATCTTCCTGTTGGCTATCTACGCGCAACAGATCCTAAGACATTCGTAGAAGACCCATTGAGGGTAATGCGAGCGATGCAATTTGCCTCAAGGTTTCAGATGATCCTTGATCCACGCACAGAAGAAATCTGTCGTGGTATGGCTCAATTTAAGTCTGAACTTCCCAAGGAACGTATGTGGGAGGAGTGGAAGAAGTGGGCTCTTAAGGGATGCGCACCTTCTTTTGGCCTACAAACGCTTCTACACACATACTGGCTTGACCCCGAGATTAAGGCGCTCGTTAGAACGCCACAAGACAAGGAGTGGCATCCCGAAGGTGATGTATTTATCCACACATGTCATGTAGTCGATGCTGCCGCTAGGATTGCAGAAAGAGAGCAACTAGGAGATCATGATAGGATCGTGCTGCTATTCGCCGCGCTATGTCATGACTTCGGCAAGCCCCCTACCACCAAGTTTGAAGATGGGCGCTGGCGCGCTAAGGGGCATTGCGAAGCTGGTGTCGAGCCTGCGGAAGCCTTTCTTGAGCGTATTGGCGCTCCACGTTCTGTGATCGTTGAGGTCCTTCCGCTAATCTCAGAACATCTTGTGCATGCCGGTATCGACAACCCATCTGATAGGGCTATTCGACGTCTGGCTAATCGTATTGCTCCAGCTACAATTACTGCCCTTGGTAGGGTAGTAGAGGCAGATCATTCTGGTCGTCCACCATTGCCACCGGGTAACCCCTTCAAGTCTTGGACTGATAGGGCGGATCAGCTAGATATCGCTACAGATAAGCCTGCGCCAATTCTGATGGGGCGTCACCTGATGGGAATGGGCATTAAGCCTGGACGTCTTATGGGCGAGATGCTAGATGCTGCCTTTGAGGCACAGCTAGATGGTGAGTTTAGTGACATTGATGGCGCTTTTGACTGGTTTTCAACTTACAAGGGATAGGTTATGTTTGCTTGGTTGCTGATTCTTTTGTTCAAGATAACTGGTGTGCTAACACTTGGATGGGGTTGGCTTGCCTTCTTGTTTTTGCTAGATGTGGTCCTCGGAGCCCTCTTTAGCAACTAGTGATGGCGCGTCCAACCGACAGACAAAGAGCCTTCAACATTGTTTGGGGGCACTTTGTCATCAACAAAGGAAAACAAAGCATAGCCGAAGACAAAAACACCGGCAATGTCATGTGGATGTATCGCGGTCCATATAGGCGCAAAGACTCAATCGGCTTACTAATAACGGATGAAGACTATCATCCTGACATGGAGGGGCTTAGTGTTGAAGAAGTGTTGAGTGAGTGGCCAGACATTCAGCTAGCTGTGAAAGATATTGATCTCCTAGTAAGATTGCAATGGGCGCATGACTGTGTTGCAAAAGATCACAAGGAGTTTAGTGAAAAAGTGTGTGCTCGACTGAAACAGGTGGCACAAGAATTTGACCTCAAGACGTGATGAATGATGTCTACTAATCTAGAACAACTAGCTCAGACAGCTTTTGGCTGTGAGGCGTGTGGACTATGCCAAACTCGTAACTTGGTGGTGTTTGGTGAGGGAGATCCTGATGCTGATGTTATGTTTATCGGCGAAGCTCCTGGTGAACAAGAGGACGAGTCTGGTATCCCATTTGTGGGTAGGTCAGGACAACTACTGGCTAAGATGCTAGATGCCTGTCTTGAAATGACCAGAGATGATGTTTACATCGCCAATGTGGTAAAGTGTCGTCCACCAGACAATAGAGATCCAGAGCCAGAGGAAATCACGGCATGTATTGGTTATCTCAAGAGTCAGATTGGGCTTGTGCGACCAAAGGTGTTGATCACACTGGGTAGATTTGCAACTCAATCCCTACTTAATACCACAGAACGCATTGGTAAGCTTCGTGGCAAACAGTTTGAATATGAGGGTATCCCCCTTGTTCCTACATGGCACCCATCCTACCTACTAAGACGTCAGACCGCAAAGGTTGATACTGTGGAGGATATGAAAATTGTGAAGGCTATTCTTGCACAATCATCGGTTGTGTGATATACTTCAGTATCGAACGAGACAAACAACTACCATAGTTACATGACATCAAAAGAAATCAGCATTCTAGAACACGCAGCAACCAACGGCTTCAATGCTTTGTTGGTTGGTGGCCACGGTGTCGGCAAGACCGCTATGGTTAAGGAAGTGTTCGATAAACTCAACATGAACTGGAAATACTTCAGTGCATCAACAATCGATCCGTGGGTGGATCTTGTTGGTGTGCCGAAGGAAAAAGATGGTGTTCTTGAGTTGGTGCGTCCTGCGAATTTGGATTTTGACAACATTGAGGGTATCTTCCTTGATGAATACAACCGCGCGCCAAAGAAGGTGCGTAATGCTGTGATGGAGCTAATTCAATTCAAGTCCATCAATGGTAAGAAGTTTCCGAAGCTAAAGGTTGTGTTTGCTGCGATTAATCCAGATGATGACGAAGAAGCAAACTACGATGTTGAGAAGCTTGATCCGGCTCAGCTTGATCGTTTTCATGTCCACCTACCCGTCCCAAATGAACCATGCACGGACTTCTTCCGAAACACGTATGGCAATCATGGCACTCTAGCTGTCAAGTGGTGGATTTCTCAAACCGATAAGGTTAAGGGGTTGATTAGCCCTCGACGTCTTGAGTCTGGTGTGAGGGTTTTTCTTGCTGGTGGCGATGTTCAGTATGTCTTTGATCCCAATCAGGTCAACATTGGTGAGTTCGCCGAATACCTCGACAAGCCAGATCCGATCGCTGTTCTCGAAGAGCTATCCACAAAGGATGAACCAACCATCCGTGCTTTCTTCAAGGACAACAATAAGTTCAAGTACGTCAGACAGGATTTGATGGGTAAGGAGCGCTTCTTGAAGAAGTTTGCAACCTATCTACCAGAAGAGGAACTTATGCAGAGTCTTCGCAGTAGAAGGGGTAATCGACTCATCGGTTATGTAGTCTCTAACGTTGACAAGTTCGAACATCTGATCCCGGATGTGCTAAGCAATCCCCGCGCATATTCAAACCGAGTTGTCGAAGCCTTCGGTGCGCATCAGAAAACTACGGCTGGTAAAAAGCGTGCAAATGTCTCAGGTCGTAAAATCACCGTAAAGGGCGAAGAGGTTGCACCAGAGACTATGACTGTTTGCTTCTCCGGTAAGTTGTCTACAATGAATCGTGCGGAAGCCGAACAGCTTCTTCACCACCACGGTATCTCTATTGCTACTCGGTTCAACTTCAAGGTGACTCACCTAGTTGTTTCTGAGAAGCCCGGTGATAAGGTCGAGCGTGCCAAGCGTCAGGGTGTTACACTTCTTACTGAAAAGGAGTTCTATGACATGGTTGATCAGCTTTACACTGAAAATAAAAGCGATCCCGGGATCGACGACCTCAAGAAGACGATCGAAATCACACAAGAAAGCTCACAAGACTTTAGCAAGTGGATTCAATAATCACTCTGCTAGAGTTGACTAACCCTCGATTGTGTGATATACTTCACTGTCATGCGAGATGAATACCTGAAAATTGTCCAGTCGCTCCGCAAGCATCATTCGCTATTTGCGCAGTTCTGGACCGTTGGCACGGTCGTTGAGGTGGATAGCCCAAAGATGCCGACTGCCGCTGTAAGCTTTAGTCGTAAGACTGGTGACGCACTGCGGTTTCTCATCAACCCTAGCTTTTGGGCCACCCTAAATGATCACTCTAAGGCATTTGTTATCTCTCATGAGATCATGCACGTATACTACGATCATGGTCGTCGCTCGTTAGAGCTTGATCCAAAGCTTGCTAATATCGCGCAGGATGTTGTCATCAATCACTGTCTAATTGACAACTTTGGCTTTAGTCGCGCAGATATCACTGGTGGTGAGAGATATTGCTGGCTCGATACTGTTTTCAAAGATGAGACAGATGTCGAACCCGGTCGCTGTTTTGAATACTACTACCAAAAACTAGTAGAGCAGGGCGGTCCTAAGAATGATACCGGCGAAGCTGGTCCGTCTATGCCTGGAGAAGGTGAGGCTGGTAATCAAACTGTCGATGTCCACGACTTTGTAGATGAAGATGATGAGTTCGATGAAGATGCCTTAGACTCATTCATCAAAATCGTGA